TGTTCCTAACGTTTATAGACCAAAAGATCAACCTCTTCTGCCTTCTGAGCTGGCCAAGGTCGTCGACGATGGGTATCCTCGGTCAGCGACTGACGAGCAAGCTTCGCAGAAAGAATCAGGCTTCTTCATAAAAGGTTCCGATCTTCCGACAGCCTATTCTGACGACGTCACCTCTCTTTCTGATTTCAAAAGAGGTAAAACCAAAAAGACAGGAACGGATGGCAACAAGCTTCTGAAAGACGCCACAAAGCCTGCTCCCGCCGGCTTAAGCGGCGGACACGTAAAGAAGTCAGGCGGGGACGCACCAGGAAATCCTGTTGGACCTTACGTCTCAAAGGTGCTTGAAAAGAACAGGTTCAACGCGTCGACCAATTTCGCCCCAGACGAAATGCTGCAACCACACACCAAGCTAGAGTCTCCTTCAATTTTTTCTGATCCTTCGTCCAAAGATCCAAGAGAGGTCTTTGAGAAACGTGCGAGATTCATGCCGCCGTCTCAGCTTCAGTTTGGTGTCTCTGCACCTATCGACGATGATGCAAGAGGTTACGACTTTAGACGCTTGACAAGGATAGGTAACGTTCTTCAAATGAGAGCAACGGGCGAGCTCAACTTTCTCGGGGGTAATCCGATAACCGACACCAGGGACCCTCTGGCTCAGCTTAGCGCCTTGGCTCCCGGCCTTGGTCAATTTGGTGCAGGTGTTCCGCTGACCAGCGAATATCTCAACGTTGAAAACATCATTGCAGAGTTGGGCACCGATGATGGAAATGAAAAGAAGATATACAACAAAGAGTTGATTCTGATGAACACTTTTGAAGGTGTGATAAATAACGTCTTCGACAAGTTCTCAGGATTCAGCGCGATCGGCATGCTTGCGACATGCCTAGCTTTGCTCGCCGCTGTCCTTGTGGCTTTTGGAGCCTTGAGCTTGATTTTAGGTGACGGCAAGGTTGAAGGATTTCAAGTAAAAAGAGAAGCAGGCGGAGCAGGACGACCTGGTATCGGATCTTTTTATGGCAATGGCGTCGGACCTGCCTCAGCAGACGATATCATCAGTGCATTTACACCCATTGGTGACTCTAGCCTGCTTCTTCGTTTTTTTGGAATCATGCCGACCAGGGTTGGTCTTGGTGAGGCCACCCGCAAAGGTATGCTAACATTCTTTGCTGTCGATGAAGACTTGAATCCGTTGAAGACGATGCAGAGTCCAGGTTTTTACACGGTCATGGCCCGCTCCTTGGTGAGGTCAGCGGTCGCAATCGTTCTTGCCTTTAAGGATCTCGTTGAGCTGATCGCAACAGGCAATTTTGCCTCAAGCATTGAGCAGATATTTGAGGTCCTTGAGACCATGAAGACATCACGCTTCTTTGCGGCCATTAATATCTTTGCCCAGATAGGCAATAACCTTACAGGGCCCGATGTCACCATCGACACACTCGACGCAGGAAGAAAGATTTCTGAGCTCGACGCCGCTGAAAAAGCTTATGGCAAGAGCAGAATACGAGCAAAAAATGTTATTTTAGGCAATCCAAACAAGTTAGCGTGGGCAACGAACAGAACACCCGACGCGTTGATGCTTCCTGCAAATGTTCACGAATTATCGCTTGATGACGATTTAGGTTCGGGTCGTCTTTTGGTTGAAGATCCTTTGGCAACCACACGCTTTGAAATGACGACCAATGCATTTAATTCAAGGATATCGACTGAAAAACGTGAAGAGATTGAGAAAAAATTCGACTCAGAGTTCATGCCGTTTTACTTTCACGACTTGAGGACGAATGAGATATTAGGCTTTCATGCATTTTTGACGTCGCTAAATGATGATTACACGGCCAACTATGAGTCAATTGATGGTTTTGGACGCGTCGACCCGGTAAAGATTTATAAAAACACGAATAGAAAAATCGGTATCTCTTTCATCATCGCCGCCCTCGATGAACTTGACTTTGATTCGATGTGGCTTAAAATTAATAAATTGACAACGATGGTCTATCCGCAGTACACACAAGGCAAAAGGCTGGGTGTTGAAATTAAAGAAAAAGGAACTTATCAGTTCACCAAACCTTTTACCCAGCAGATATCTGCTGCACCAATGATTAGGCTTCGATTAGGCGAACTATTCCGCAGTAATTATTCAAAGTTCAACATCGCAAGGATATTTGGAGTTATAGAACCAGGTGCTTCTGTTGGAGGACCCAATAAAAGCAAGGTATTTGATGAAGGTGCGGCCGCCGCGAACGCGACGACAGACATCGGTAATCTACAAAAGCTTCCAACTATCACTGATCCTGCTTTCAAGGTCAAGCAAGGTTACAGGTTCAAGCCAGCTGACAGAACGTATAATTTAATCGACCCAGCGGCCTCAGGAGACAGACCTTCACAAATAAATCCATATACATTTGGCGTCTCACCAGCATTCATGCTCGAGATAACTAATCCTCTTGTTAACGACAAGGAGACAGGTCAGTCATATATTGAAGCTAAATTCGTTGAGCCTGACGTTGAAGACACTAAATCAAGGGCAGCGTATGGACAGTATGAAGTAACATTGTTAGAGGCTGATGAAGATGGTGAACCTTTAAATAACGTGCTGAAAATTGGCGACGACAACATGCTTTTTAAAGTTTCAATCAGCGATTTACTCGAAATGTCACCCTCGACGTTCAAAAAATATAAGGAAGCTAACGGCATGGGATTGAAAGCGAATGCTGATTATGTTGCCAACGTGAAAGATTTTATCAACGAAAAAAACAATGCCATAACTAGGTCATTCAGGTCAGCCGGTGGAAAGGGCATAGCAGGCTTCATCGAAAGCCTCAGTTTTGATTGGTACAGCGCCACATGGGAGACGAAAGAAGGCAAGAGGGCTCCGAAGCTGTGCAAGGTGACGATGGCATTCGCACCAATACACGACATATCTCCAGGACTTGCAGCAGATGGCTACAATCGTGCACCGGTGTATCCTGTGGGCCCACACAACGCTGACTTAAAGACGCTGATAAGCGAAAATGAGATATAATAATTACCACGAGGAAGCATGCCAGCATTTAGTAGATACCTAAGGGACAGGGTTTCGTCAGACGGCAAAGGATTGGCGACGTCAGGCGCCATCGCCGTCATTAGATCTGCGATTCAGACAGGCGACGTTCCGATCGTTAAAACTTTGACGACGACTCAGGCAGACAGGCTTGACAGCCTTGCGGCAGCCCTGTACAATGACAGCAGATATTGGTGGGTTTTGGCCGCTGCTTCAAATATAGGATGGGGATTACAGGTTCCACCCGGGACAGTCATATTGGTGCCTGACATCAAGTCCGTCGAGGGGCTGGTCGCCTGATGTCTTATTTCAACGACATAAATTCGTTTTATACCTTTTTACGTGAAGGCACGCTCGACAACAAATTTAAGCTGAGACAACAGCAGGGCGATAAAATCAGCCAGACAGACGCATCAGCGAAATTCGGCGAACAGATCAAGAAGCTGTACGTTGAGAAGATGTGCTCAGGAGAGCAAATAATCAAAGGCCTCATCGATTATGCGACTCCTGACAGTAAAAATTTTGACGCTGAGTTCGCAAAGGATTTAGGTTTTGTCTTCAACACGTTCTATCAAAAGGCCGGCCAGCTGAAGGCAGAGGTCTTGAACAACAAGGATTATTGGCAGTATCTCGACGGCGACGGCGACGTCCCAAAGCTGACGCCTCTTGAGGGCGATTTTTATGCGAGGCTGTGCGGCGCTGACCCTCCTCCCGGCGGCGGGGGCGGTCCTCCCATCGATTTGACCGTCAACCTTTTAAGGTCGCCAAAGTTGAATCCCAAGGGCAGAAATGTTAAGTCCGTTGACCTCTTCATGAACGCGATACCGTCTCTGTTCGCGTCCCAGATGGTGCCGTACTTTGAGGTTGAGTTTGAGTTTCCAAGAATACCAGACGGAGCAAAGCGCGGGGAAACTTCGATCAGGTTCCTAAATAGACCCTCATTGCTTCGTTTTTTATTGGGTTCAGAAATAGATGTCACGAAAATGCCGTTAACGGCTGCTGACCTCGCCATGATCGCTCCATTCAAAACAAAAAAGAAGGGAGACGATGGAAGGTATTTGACGTCGGTTTTCGCCGGCACCGAGATGTTTACATCACCACAAACCCTTATCAACATGGATACGCTCAGCGGACCCAACACGGTCAGATTGAATCCTGCGCAGCCATTTCTTCCTCCTGCCACTTTGACGAACGGAAGCATTAGAATGGTCAACGCCGGAGCAGGAACGTTTGCCATGACTTATGCCGACGTTGAATTCAAGGTGCACGACCGCGCCCGTTTTGCAGAATTCTCAGAGTTTTTAAGGCAAGACAAATACACGAAGGACATAACCACGTGGATAACTTATGGTTGGTTGGCACCTCGGTCTCGAGGTTCAGAAGACGTTTACGCTCAGTTCATAAACGAGAACATGTTGGTCAAGCGAGCGTTCAGCCTGATGAACTCAAGCTTTTCTTTTGATCCAACGGGTCAGGTCACGGTCAAACTAGGTCTCGTGACCCAGGGTGGATCGTCGATAGTCAACGAGCCACTGCAGTCGTTGGCATCCGACTTAAAGGGTAAGGACGTCATGTCGCAATACCATAGAGATCTAAAAAGGATTCGCAACAAGATATCCAAGGCAAGAAAGTATTTTGGGCAACCGAATGAAGGAACAAAGGACATTCGAATGTATCAGGTCCTTGACGCTGCCGCTGGCGGTGCTGTCGAATTTGGCTTAAAACCAGAAGAGTTAGCCGAGATCAGCGACAACATGAAAGTCGCGATCGAAGCGAAGGACAATGGTCTTAGCGATAACGAAAGAGCAGAAGCGTTGAAGGCTGTTGAGGCGATCCGGGCGTTGGCTTCAGAGGAAAACTGGAACAAGGTCAAAAACCTTGCCTCATCTTACGTTCAAGAAAAACTGAAATCATGCTCTGACGGTTCTTCTCCTGATCCGTTCATTCCTCTGCCTGATAAATTTTTCAACAAAGGAGCCGAAAAGATTCCTTTTTATTCCAACGATCTTGTCAGATCAACTTATGAAAGGATTCCGCCTATACCTGACAAGAAGGATAGGTTGCCTAAGAAGCCCGACATGTCGAAGGTGCCGACAGCTGAAAATAATCCCGAAGGCGGTGTCAAGCAGCTGTCACAGGAAGAGCTTGACAAAAAGAAACCTGAGCAGGCCGCAGTGCCGATCGTCACATTGGAGAGTTTGAAAATTTCAGGAGATTTGACGGGTTCGCTCGGCCTATCTTCACCCGTCACGCCGATAAAATCTCCTTCGAAATCTGCGCAAGGAAAAAATGTCGCCGCAAAAGAAAGCACAGCACCGACGACTTTTCAACGACGTATCGTTTCGTTAGGAAAGCTTTTTTGTGCCCTGTGTCTTCCCGCCATTCTTGGAGCCGCCAAAGAAGAAGGAATAACAGAGGTTCAGATTAATTTTTATCAATTCAACGAGTCGTGTGGACCATTATCACTTCACAATATCGCCGAGTTTCCAATAGACTTTGATTCTTTTATCGATCAGTTCGGCTTCTATTGCCTGAAAAGAGGAGGTGACGTCATCACCTTGAACGAATTTATGGAGTTCATCTCAACGTACGTCATCAGCGATAAAAGAGCGCCTGGTTATGGAATGAAGACGTATTATAACGCCTGGAACAGGGACAGCCCAGAACCAGTTGCGTGGAACGGTGATGCGAAGGAATTTGAATCGAAGATGGCGAAGTGGTTCCTCAAGTACAAGGAATGGAAATTGCCTGCCCTAACGATTGCAGTCGACTGCATGAAAGCAGGAGAAGACCCGGCGTCCAGATCTGACCTGTTGCTGTCGCTAGCTTCTACCGTGGCCCCGGTCAACAGCGGTCCCAATGTCAATATTGGAAAGGTAAAACGAATACATATTTTTGACGATTCTCTTGAGCAGTACTCTTTACTGAAGCAGAACCTGATCAAGCAAGAAGACGGAAGCTACGTCGTCTATGGAACCGACCAAGAAAAACAGGCTTATTTGGACTGGAGACAGAGCCAGCAGTCTACCGCCACCATGGAAGGAAAGACAGCCAAGTTACCTGGTGGGTTGGCAATCGTCACCGGCGGTAAGGACGCCCTTCTTCAGTTGGTTCAAAGCATCATTCCAACGATTGATTTTGCGACCAATGGCACCATGATAAGCAACGCGACGCTGGCATCGAAGGTCGACGGCGTCGCAGGTTCTATGGCGATGCTTGGGACGACCTTTAAGGTCGACACACAGCCTTCTCCTAACGGCTTGACGATGGCTGAGAACAATCTTCCGATGAGATTTTTGCCTGCACAATTGACGATGAATTCCATGGGCTGTCCGATCGCCGAGCTTTACCAAGAATTCTTTGTTAACTTCGGTACGGGAACCTCCATCGACACGACGTACAGGGTCACGCAGATCGTCCACAACTTCTCTCCTGGGAAGTTCGATACCAGCTGGACCTTTGGTTACTCCGATGGATATGGTAAGTTCTATGGAGCTGAAACCATGGGAGATTTGATGAAGCAGGTCGCGGGTTCTACGAACCCAGGAACGACGCCGACCGACACATCATCGAATGAACCTCCTGAAATTTTCACAGAGCAAAGACAGTCTAAGCAAAATAAAATTCCTCCAAATGGCAAATAAATGAAAACTACGGTCATGGTATGATACATCATGATGATACGATGTCCATAGACAGGTTTTGTATTTCTGCAGGGGTTCTTGGTTCCGATCATCACATGACGATCGACTCTGATGGCATCAGCCTTAGCACCATGCCTCCTCACGACTGCTGGTTGCTCTCTGGACATTTTAGAAACGATGATCATCTTTGCTTAGACACATTACTGAAGCTCCATGGTGTCTGGTTCAATTCTCAACCTGATCAAAGATGGAAGAACATGATGGCATCCGTCGGCTGTGTTGAGGATGTTCCATGGTCAAAGGTTCTGCCGCCGAGTCAATACAAGCTTCATGTAAAAAATCTAATAAAATCTGTCATTGCCAAATCAAAAGACATTTCTCAAGAATATTATAGAAACACGTGGCATCCATGCGGTGCTATATTTCGCAGGTTGCGACCGGCCAAGATCGACACATCGACATACAAAAGCATCATTGACGCCGAAGGGCATGGAAACGGTGCATTGGAGACCTTCAAACCATCGTCGGGAGGATACGCTTCTCAGGTGGTGTATGATCGTTTTGGAACGCGTACCGGAAGGTTGACCGTTGAGTCAGGTCCACAGATCTTGACGTTGAAAAAAGAGCATAAAAAGATCATAAAGTCTTATTACCAAGACGGACGCATAGTTTCACTCGATTTCGCAGCCCTCGAGGCCCGTGTCCTTCTTTTTGAAGCCGGTCATCAGCCTACCTCTAGCGACATCTACACACAGATTTCCAAAGATCTTTTTGAAGGCAGGGTTGAAAGATCCATCATCAAGGTGGCCGTGTTGAGTGAATTGTATGGGGCTTCTCGTGCTTCTTTGGATCACAGGTTGAACATGCCGTCAGCTGACCTTGACGTTTTCATAAAGTCGATCAAATCCTACTTCAAAACGGCAATCCTGAAAGCACGCTTAAAAGAAGAGTTCGAAAAAAAAGGTAACATTACCAACAAGTTTGGTAGGCCTCTGTTCATCGATTCAAAAAATTCTGATTATCTTCTTGTCAACACATACGCTCAAAGCACGGGTGCGGACATTTCTTTGCTGGGATTCTCTAAGATCACAGAGGCGTTAGGCTCTGACGGCATTCGTCCGCTTTTCGTTCTTCACGATGCCCTTATCCTTGATGTTCGACCTGATAGATTACGTGACGTGGAATCCATTACATCTATAAACATTTCAGGCTATGATCATGGCTTTTCCATAAAGCCAGAGGTTATTGGATAATTAAACTTCATGAAACTTACACACGCAGCGCTTCGAAGATTGATCAAAGAAGAAATACAAAATCTTGCCGAGTCTGACGCCAACCTAGAGACCATCAAGAGTGACGTGTCGAATGTCCTGGACAACTTTGTCAAGTACAAGAGATATAGCGTCGCCAGCGTTATTTCTGCTGTTTATGCGTGGGCAAACGAGAAAAACGCTGATTTAAATACACGATCAGTAAACAAGGCACAGGACCTGACATCGCTCGCAGCCCAGCTAAGAAAACAACACGGAATTTGACTGATTGAACAATGACCCCATTTCCATGTTAAAATGGGAATTATGTCATTAAGTCCCGAAGAGATCGCTGCAAATTTTGATAAGTTTCGTTCACTTTGCGAAAGGCTAGCCGATAGATCAACGGCTGCCCTCGCGCTCGTCGATCACTTTGCAGAAAGATTAGCTTTATGTCCAGCCTCGGGCCGTAAGGAATATCACCTTGCAGAACCAGGCGGTCTGGTGGACCACTCCCTTCGGGTCCTCGGCAATGCAATGAAGCTGTGCAAGGCTTTTGAGTACAATCTTCCCAAGGATTCTCTCATCATCGCTTGTCTCTTTCACGACATCGGCAAGCTCGGTGACCTAGAGCAAGAATACTACCTTCCACAGGATTCGGACTGGCACCGCGACAAGCTCGGTGAGATGTACAAACACAACAAGGACATCAAGTACATGACCGTCCCACACCGCGGTGTCTGGTTGTGCCAACACTTTGGTCTGAAGCTCACCCAGGATGAATGGCTTGCCATCATGCTCAACGACGGTTGGGTCCTTCAGGAAAACAAGGCATATTGTCTAAAGGAAGGAACCCTCGTGAGCGTTGTTCAGACGGCTGATTATCTTGCAACAAAGCACGAGAAGGAAACGCTTGGTGGCTAATATTTAAAGTCATGTCGGCCGACGATATTCTTCGCAAGTACATCAGGAACCTTATTGAAGAGGTTAGAGATACCCCACGTGTGGGTGATCAACTAAAAAATGCCGATGGTTCACCTGAAAGCGGAGATGACAACGATGATGAGAATGAGAAAGAAGTAGACGAGATGAATGTCACAGCCCACATCGTCGGCCCGATGCTTCCTTTTGCAATGAAGACACCAGGGAAGAAAAAGAAACCCGGCTGGAGATAAATGAAAAATTTAATCCTTCCTTATACCGCCCTCTTTACGACGGGTGTAATCGGCGCTTTTGTCACAAAGAAGGTCCAAGGTGGATCACTTCCGATATGGGCTCCCATCGGTCCATCAATCGTCAGCGGTCTTCTTTGGGGTTACATCTCTCGTCGTTCCCAAAACCTCAGCCTCATGTCGGTCCTCGTCGACGTCATCTACACGGCGGCGTTCGTCACAGGTTTCATCATCCTCGGTGATCGCCTTACACCTCTTCAGGTTGCCGGCTTCATCGTCTCACTCATCGGCGTCGCAATGATGGCGGCATAATCCTCACCTTCCTAATATTTAACATGTCGACCCTTCGACGCGGAATAGGATTAGGAATGAAAAACAACAACGTTTGTTCTGTCGGTCCCGACACCGTGCAAAGTTGACGCAAGGAATATTATAACAATACAACCAACCGACACTGATGTAGGTTGACAACAGACTTGGATGTCTAACTGATGTGGCGAACCACATGCGGTGGTTCCACCTCGATTAGAGGTTCACAGCGGAAACGGAAAAGGAAAATATCATGGCAATCGATCTAGAAGCAATCAAGCGACGTGTGGCAGAGCTCAGCGGTGTGAAGAAGACCTCATCTGTTCAGATGTGGAAGCCTGGCCTAGGTGAGTATAAGATTCGGTGTCTCCCTTGGAAGAATGCTGGGGAGGGACAACCTTTCATGGAGAGGTGGTTCTATTACATCGGCGAGAATGCAGGCCTCCTGGCACCAAACCAATTTGGTAAGCCTGATCCCATCAATGATTTGATTCGTAAGCTATACAGCAGCGGTAAGCCTGACGATAGGACACTAGCAAAGAAGTTGGCACCAAAGATGCGATGCTATGCCCCCGTCATCGTCCGCGGTGAGGAAGACAAGGGCGTTCAGGTCTGGGCATTCGGTAAGATCGTCTATCAACGCATGCTAGGTTTCTTCCTCGATGAGGAGGTCGGTGACATCCTCGATCCATCACAGGGATTCGACCTCAAGGTTACCATCTCAAAGGCGCAGGGTAAGCAATTCAATGACACGATGGTCGATCCAGCTCGTCGACCTTCAAAGCTTCATGAGGATCAAAAGGTTGCCTCAGGCTGGCTCGAGGCAATTCCTAATCTCGACGACATGTATCGTCTAAAGTCGACGCAGGAGATTGAGGCTGTTCTCAACAATTGGCTTAACGGAGGAGTTCCGGATGAACCATCATCCGTTGAAGTGACACGAGGACCAGCTCCACCCGATGCGCTAGCTGATCTGGTTGCTGAGGTCAAAGGATCTCCTGAGAAGGTGGTCGCAGCAAAAAAGCCAAAGAAGGCCGATGACGAAGAACAGCCTAAGAAGAAGTCACTCGACGACGCTTTCGCTGATCTGATGTCAGACTGATAGTCCTTGAAGAAGCGGCCGGAGGTAAATCTTCCGGCCGCTTTGTACTATTTCCAATCAAGATAGGATAATTGAGTATGGCAAGAAGAGAAAAAACAGAAGAAGCCGAAGTTTCAACCAAAAAGTCTGAAGTCGACAGCATGATGAAAGACCTAATCTCCTCTATCAATAAGGAATTTGGTCAGCGTATAGCTTACAACTTGTCTGAGATGGATGCTCCAACGGTTGTTAAGCGCTGGATTGATACTGGTTCAGTTCAACTAAACTATGCTATCAGAAACGCCATGGAAGGTGGTTATCCTGAGGGCCGCATCATTGAGATCAGCGGCCTTCCTTCCTCTGGCAAGTCTCACCTTGCCTACCACGCCGCAGCTATGGTTCAACAACAGGGCGGTCTTGTCGTTTATATCGACACAGAAAATGCCACTCCCGTTTCCAAGCTGGCAGACATGGGCGTCGATGTTCGCAAGCGATTTGTTTATTGCGACTCACACTGCACAGAGGAGGTCTTCTCCATCATCGAGTCGACCATCGTAAAAGCAAAGCAGATCCTGGAGAAGAACATCCCCATCCTCGTCATCTGGGACTCGGTGGCAGCAACATCACCCAAGGCCGAGCTGGACGGCGACTATGACCAAAACTCCATCGGTCTTCAGGCGCGTGCAATCTCAAAGGGCATGCGAAAGATCACAGGTGTCATCGGTCAGAATAACGTGACGCTCCTCTGCATCAATCAGCTTCGTGATAACATCGGCGTTATGCATGGCGATCCAGCTACAACACCCGGTGGAAAGGCGATTCCATTCCATTCATCGGTCCGCATTCGCCTCGGCAGTGGTAATCAAGTCAAGGACAAGGCAGGTAATCCTATCGGTATCCACACAACAGTCACCATCAAGAAGAACAAGGTTGCCGCCCCTTTCCGCAAGTGTGAGTTTGACATCATCTTTGGAAAGGGCATCGTTGAAGATGAATACCTCTTCGATGAGGTCAGGTCACACTGCAAGGCAAATGGTCCTGTAAAGCGTGACGGCCTTGAGATCAACATTAGCGGCGAAGGAGCATGGAAGGAACTCACTGTCATGAGCACAAAGACAGGTGAGATGATTGTAGAAAAGAAGTTCTACAAGTCTGAATTCGGTGCAATGTTGAAGGATCAAAGCTACAGGAGCCACCTGTTGACGGCGATCGATGCGGCGTTGGTTGTTTCAGGTGGTGAACCATCTGGTGAAGGTGACGGAGAGGGAGGAATGTCAGATGAGTGATACATACGTTCTTTGGGTAAACTATGAAATTGAAGACCCCGACCTGTTACCAAAGTACCAGACACAGGGTTCATCAGGTTGTGACCTACGCTCATCAATCGATGCGGTCATTCCTGCCGGAAAGAGACAGATGGTACCCACTGGCCTAAAGGTAGAAATACCTGTAGGCTTCGAAGGTCAGGTACGACCTCGCAGCGGTTTGGCGGCAAAGCACGGCATCACTGTCCTAAACACACCAGGAACAGTTGACTGCGACTACCGAGGTGAGATAAAGGTCATCCTGTTGAACACAAGTGACGAAGATTTTATCATCAAAAAAGGTGATAGGATTGCACAGCTCGTTTTTTCTCAGGTTTTTCGTGCCATCTTCAAGAAGGAAGAAGCGTTGACTTCAACTGAACGTGCTGAAGGAGGATTTGGTTCTACAGGAAGAGCTTGATTAGCGACCTGTGGGAGCTTCATCGGGTGCGGTAGGGGATGAAGCTCCTGTTTTCTTCGCATCCACTGCTGGGGTCTTTGGATAATGTGTTGCTGCAACATCCTCAGTGTATCCATAATCAAGAATTACGGCCCGCCCATCAGGCGTCTTGCCCCAGTGGTCTAAAACGGTTAGATCTGCTGACATTAGTTTATTCGAACCTTTTTCGGCCTCTCCGGGCGCAGAATGTTTCGCGGTCGACGATGAATTTCCTAACTTTAGTTTATTCGAACCTCTTTCGGCCATATCGTAAACTTTCTTTGTGAATTCATGGGCCCCGCTGGGTAAGGACATCTTATTTTTTCTGGCGAATGTTGACACTGACGCTGTCAAATCTTGAACGAATTCCTGCCAATCGACTCCGGTTAGGCTTTTGAATTCATTCGTCGATGTAATAGGTTTTACTAGGTCTGAGATGACCCATTTTCCTTCCTTGTCAGCGTCATAAATTCTGGCCGCCACGTCGGCCGACGTGGGTTCTGCGTATACCTCTACTTCAGCTTTGTTTTGAGCGATGCCTTTTTCATTCCTGGCAATCTTTAAGACTTTCTTTGATGACAAAACGAATGCGATTCTTGAGCTACCTTGACCTAATGGCTCTAGATAATTCATCGCATAAGCTTGCATGATTGATTCATTTGGCAGAGATCTAAAATCTTTTAGATCGAAACGCCGACCGCCAAAACGGGTTTTTATCTTTCTCTTTGAACGAATTTTTTCTACTATCAATTGAAGATATTCCTGTAACAGCTCGTGATTCATATCGTTAATTATTCCTCAATTTTGCATGGTTGTACTAGGTAGTCAGTTTGTGTATAAATGAATTTATGACATCACAACGTCCTGTTCTGATCATAGATGGACAAAACCTATTCATTAGATCATGGGCGGCTTATCCTCAGATGTCGTCTCATGGCTATCAGATGGGGGGTTGCATTGGATTTCTCAAGACTCTTCGTAGAATCGTGAATGAGTTGCAACCCTTGAAGATCTGTGTCGCTTGGGAAGGCGGCGGCTCCCAGAGAAGAAGGGCGATATATTCTGACTATAAGCTTGGTCGACGACCTGAAAAGTTAAACCGTTTTTACGGTGATGACATTCCTGATTCTGAAGAGAATAGAAAGCACCAGTTGGTCTCTCTGTTGGAGATGTTGAAGTTTGCGCCCGTTTGTCAGATTTATGCTTCTGACTGCGAAGGTGATGACATCATCGCTTACCTTTGCAAAGGTCCATATGTTCGTGACAATAAGGTTATCGTCTCATCGGACAAAGACATGTATCAACTACTCGATGACAAAACCTACATTTACTCCCTTCACAAGAAGAAGGTATTGACTAATGATGACATATTTGAAGAGTACAGGATCAGACCTCACAATTTCGCTATGGCGAAATCTCTATGTGGCGACGACGGCGACAACATTCCTGGCATCAAAGGGTTAGGTTTCAAGACAGTTGCAAAAAAATTTCCTTTTTTAGGTGGTGACTCTGAGATATTGCTCGAGGACGTCATTTCTTTTTGTCAAGCACACATCTCAGAGTCGACAGCATACAGACGTGTCGTCGATTGCAAGGCAGACCTGGAAAGAAATTGGAGGCTGATTTACCTCGATGGCAGCATGCTCTCTGCCTCACAAGTTTCCAAGGTGCAACATGCGATAGATACATTCAGACCCAAGGTTAATAAGATTGGCCTTATCAAGTCTTTAGTAAAAGAAGGAATAGGTGATTTTGACGCCGAGTCGTTCTTCTACGCATTCAACTGCGTCGAAGGTCTCAGCTTTGGAATCGGAGAATAAAATGCTAGAAAATGACAAGACAAGCAACGGCGCAAAGCAAACGTTCGGTACATATGGAAAATCTTTTCAAGAAAAGATTGGTCAGGCATTACTGACCGATCCGAAGTGGGCCGAACAGATGATGGAGGTCTTTGATTCTTCGTATTTTGAGCTGAAGTACCTACAATTCCTTGCTGACAGGTATTTTTCATATTCAAAGAAGTACAAGGTGTTCCCAACGTTGCAGCTTCTTGTCACTATCATTAGAGAAGACCTAAAGGTAGGAACCGACATTATTCTTCGTGATCAAATCATTGAGTACCTTCAGCGAATGAAGGCGAATCCTGACCCAGGTGACCTTCAGTTCGTCAAGGAAAAGTCTTTGGAGTTCTGCAGAAAGCAGGCCCTCAAGAAAGCCCTTGAAGATGCCGTTGATCAAATGCAGGCCAATAAATACGAATCCATCGTCGAATCGATTCGAAAAGCTGTTCAGGTTGGTACCGCCCCTTCAGTTGGTCACGACTTCTTCAATGAGATGGATGCCAGGTTCACCCGCTTGAAGCGGGACACCATTCCGACAGGTATTCCTGATCTTGACAAGAAAGAAATCCTCAACGGCGGGTCAGGCAAGGGAGAGCTGCTCTGCGTCGTTGGTGGTAGCGGTTCAGGCAAATCCCACTGGCTTACAATGATTGGGGCAAACGCCCTTCGGGAAGGAAAGAATGTTCTTCATTACACCTTTGAGCTGTCTGAAACAGCTGTCGGTATTCGCTACGATTCGAACCTTTGTGACATGGATTCAAACGAGGTCATGGACCACAAGGACGAGATCGTTGAAAAATACAAGAACATGAAGCTTGGTCGTCTATTCATCAAGGAGTATCCAACTAATACTGCCTCAGTTTTTACAGTCAGATCACACATTGAAAGGCTTGACCTCAAAGGATTCAAGCCCGATATCGTCATCATTGATTACGCCGACATCATGAGGTCTTCACGACAATTCGATTCTCTTCGACACGAGCTCAAGTTAGTATATGAAGAGCTTAGAGGTCTGGCCATGGAAATAGGCATTCCAATCTGGACAGCTTCACAGTCCAACAAGGAAGGTGCCAATGCTGAAGTCATTGACATGACCAACATGTCTGAAGCATATGGTAAGGCCATGATCTGTGACTTCATCATCTCAGTCTCTAGGCGTGCCCACGAGAAGGCCAGCGGATGGGGTCGACTTTTCGTGGCAAAGAATCGTGCTGGCCGCGACGGTCTCGTCTACCCAGCCAAGATCAATACAGCACAGAGTAAATTTGAGATTACGGGTTCAGCCGATGCACCTGAAGAGATAGCTGCCACCGATGAAGCAGAGCAGAAGAAAGCCTTACGCGCGAAGTGGAGGGAACTTAAGTCGGAATTTACCCCCAACAAATCATGACAATCAGCAACTTTTGAAGTATAGTTATCAACCTCAAGTAAACCAAAAAGCGGAGATCAAGATGAACACGTTCACATACAACGAAGCATACGAAGCGTCTTTAAAGTACTTCAACGATGACGAGCTTGCTGCCTCAGTTTTCGTGTCGAAGTACGCCTTGCGTGACAGCGAAGGAAACATTCTTGAAAAGACTCCAACAGACATGCACCTCCGCCTCGCCCGTGAGTTTGCTCGAATCGAAGCGAAGTATCCTAATCCGCTTTCTGAAAAAGAAATCTTTTGTCTTCTTGCTGATGTCGATCACATCGACATTTCTGAGCGTGCCGTGATGACCTTAGAGCAACTTGCCTCGGCGTCACGCGGTGTTGGTGCGGTTGTTCCGCAGGGGTCTCCTATGTCCGCCATGGGCAATCCATATAAGCTGCAGTCTCTTTCAAACTGCTTCGTCATTGCATCACCTCAGGATTCTTATGGAGGCATTCTTTTTGCCGATCAGGAGCAAGCGCAGATCATGAAGCGGCGCGGGGGCGTCGGTTTCGACGTTTCGACTATTCGTCCGAAGGGGATGTTGACGGCCAACGCCGCAGGAACAACCGATGGCATCGGTGTCTTCATGGAACGTTTCTCCAACACCTGCCGTGAGGTGGCGCAAGGAGGTCGTCGTGGTGCATTGATGCTTACGATCTCGGTGATGCACCCAGAGGTAGAGACCTTCATCAACATTAAGAGGGACCTGAAGAAGGTAACAGGTGCAAACATCTCAGTTCGTCTCACCGACGAGTTCATGAATGCGGTCAAGGCTGATTCTGACTTCACGCTACGTTGGCCGGTTGAATCCTCAGTTGAGGAGGCTAAGGTCACCAAGGTCGTCAAGGCCCGGGAGATCTGGAGTCAAATCATCGATGCAGCCTGGACATCAGCCGAACCCGGCCTTCTCTTCTGGGACACAGTCAAGAAGATGACGCCCACTGAAGCGTACGCTTCAAAGGGCTATGCAAACGTCTCCACCAATCCATGTGCAGAACTCATCCTTAGCCCATATGACTCTTGTCGTCTGCTCCTCGTTAACCTCGCAAAGTTCGTTAAGGACACATATCTTCCTACAGCGTCGTTTGACTTCGATAGGTTCAAGAAGGTCTCAGCGAAGGCGCAGAAGCTGATGGATGACCTCGTCGACCTTGAGATCGAGGCAGTTGATGCAATCCTTGCAAAGATTGAAGCAGACCCAGAGTCACCCGACGTCAAGCTTTCCGAGGTTAATCTTTGGAAGAAGATTCGGACAGCGGCAAGCGGAGCACGTCGAACTGGTCTTGGCATCACAGGAATTGGTGATGCATTGGCATCGATCAATGTTGTTTATGGCACTCCGGAGTCGGTGAGCAAGACCGAAGAAATCTACAAGACATTAGCTCTTTCTGCCTATCGATCATCAGTTGATATGGCCAAGGATCGTGGTTCATTCCCGGTCTATGATTGGCAGCTTGAAAATGATAGCCCATTTTTGCAACGCCTCATGGAGGCTGACAAGGGTCTTTTCGTTGACTGGATGAAACATGGTCGTCGAAACATCGCCCTTCTTACTACAGCACCGGCAGGATCAGTCTCTTGCCTCACACAAACCACAAGTGGCATCGAACCCGCATATCTTCTTTCCTACACCCGTCGTAAGAAGATCAATCCAAACGATACGGCATCTCGAGTCGATTTCGTAGATCAACTCGGTGACAAGTGGCAGGAGTACAAGGTCTACCACCACGGCTTCAAGAGGTGGATGGATGCCACAGGCAAGACCGATGAACAGATTGCCGAGTCTCCGTACTGGAAGGCAACAAGCAATGACGTTGACTGGACCATGTCTGTCAAGCTACAAGCCGCCGCACAAAAGTGGGTCTGTCATGCCATCTCCAAGACGTGCAACCTTCCTAATGACGTAACTCGTGAGGTTGTTGCAGACGTCTACATGACCGCATGGGAGGCAGGTTGCAAGGGATTCACAGTTTACCGCGATGGTTGCCGCACAGGTGTCCTAGTCCAGGATCCACCGAAGGAAGAAAAGAAGGCAGTCGATGACCAACCCGAGACCATGGTAGAAAACCACGCTCCAAAGCGCCCGAAGGAACTACCATGTGATATTCACAGAATAAATGTGAAGGGTTCTGAGGGTCAGGAATCATACCTCGTCCTCGTCGGCAAGCTCGAGGACAAGCCCTACGAGATCTTCTGCGGCCTATCATCACATGTTGAGGTACCGAAGAAGGTCAAGAGCGGACTCCTTGTCAAGAACGGTAAGAAGGATGGCGTTGCGACATACAACCTTCAGATCCCCCTCGGCGACGATGATCAACTTGTCTTCAAGGACATCGTTGAGCTATTCTCCAACCCAAATCATGGTGCCTTCACAAGGTCACTTTCACTCGCACTTCGCCACGGTGTTCCTGTTCAATATGTCGTTGAACAGCTCCAGAAGGACAAACTCAGCGACATGCAGAGCTTCTCTAGGGTCCTTGCAAGGGTGCTGAAGGGATACATTCCTGATGGTGTCAAGTCAACGTCTGACAAGGTTTGCCCTGAATGTACGTCTAATTCTCTTGTCTACAAGGAAGGTTGTGTAACTTGCGCATCGTGTGGCTGGAGTAAGTGTTGATGAATACTTATCGCAGACAATGAAAGTCAACGACAAACAAATAAGAAAAGTAATAAAAGAGGAGCTTGCTAGAGGCATACCTGATTATGCCTTTGTGAGACCCGTTGAGAATGCTGTTGATTTATTAGTGAACGACTTGATTAAATGTCTCGTTGCTCACATCAATCAAACTTCACGAGATCCTCAGGCAAGAAACGCAAGATATGCTGCCGCCAACAGAATAGCGGCAGCGTTGCGTCGTGACCGTGAATTTACGAAAGTAATAGAAGATAAGTTAAAAGAGAAGCTTCTTATATTTTTTGATGAAGTATAAAAGATTACGCTGCTTATACTTGTATGCTTACTAGGCATATAATGCAATAATATGCCCTCCAACTCAAATAAAGTTGAGCTTATAGGAATTTATGGATCAGACGACATTCATGCCATGTCAGCCTGGACATCCACTTCACGTGATCTAACTAACGACAAGAAGAATAGAATTCCTTCTTTATTAAAGATGTTAGCTGAAAATGGACATGAAACACCATTTGAGAAATCTTCTTTACATTTTCTTGTGACGTCTGATATCAGCTCACACATCCATTTGATTAAACACAGAATTGGTGTTTCTGTCAATGCTGAATCTGCGAGATACAAGGAGCTGAAGGATGACAAGTATTACGTCCCATGTGACTGGGATGATGAAGAAATGCAGGAATACACTCAGCATATGGAAGAAAGCCTTAAAAGATATCACACGGTGTTAAATCGATTGGTAGCCAAAGGCTTTTCAAGAAAAAGGGCAAAAGAGTCAGCCAGGCTATATCTTCCATACGGAAATCAACTAACAGCTGACGTCATGTTTAATTTTAGAAGTTTTTATCATTTCTTAAAATTAAGATATTCTGAGCATGCTCAGCTTGAAATTAGAAATATAGCAAGAGACATGCTATATTTGGTGCATGAGACAGGCAAATTTTCTCACACTCTGTCTGCTTTTAACCTTGTCATAAATGATCGACCTAGGCAACCTTTTGATTCTTGATGTGAGTAGATGTCAATGGCGAAGTTCATAGTAATTGAAGGACCTGATAGAGTCGGTAAAGCTACGCAGTGCAAGCTTCTTCATGATTATTTTACAAAATCAGGACTAAAATCAAAGGTAATCGAGGTGCCTGTTCATGACAATTTTACATACAACGTAATTTATTGGATGCTTGGAAATGGTTTAGCAAAAAAATTCCCAAAGATATTTCAGGTTACGCAGCATTGTAATAGGCACTTATTCCAATGGCAAAGTCTAAAAAAGCTAGATCATGATTATGATTATCTGATAATGGATAGGTGGAGTCTATCAACTGTCATCTATGGTGCAGCCAGCGGCGTGAATACAAATTTTACTGAAAATCTATATAGGATGTTACGTGAGCCTGATCATACGATTGTGCTGTTAGGCAAAGCACACCAGCATGTTGCTGAAGACGTCTATGAAAAAGACACAGAGCTGCAACTAAAAGTAAAAGAGTTGTATCGTCAATGGGCAGAATCCCGACCAGGAAAAACCACGATTATAGATTGCAATGATTCACGTGAAAAGATTTTTGACAACATAATTGATTGTCTTTTAGATGTTGATGTTATTGAAATGAGGAAAATATGAGCTATAAAATTTCAGATGCCGTTGCTATGCGTATGATTCAAATTTTTCAAGAGGCTTTGCTTCTAGGAGTTGACGGTGCAGATTTGATGCGTCAAGTCAGGCTTGTCGTTTCGCCTGAAGACGCTGGTGTGCTTACTCTTGACCCTCAGTACGAGAAGCAAGTGTTTGATATGCATCAAAAATACCTTGAAGAAGCAGAAGCTCTTAAGTCAAAGTTAGACGATCAAAGCATAGTCAAATTAACATTTGATAATTAAAATGAACTGGTATATTCTTTCTTTGTGTCTTCTTGTCATGATTGTTAGATTGCTTCTTCCTCCAAAAGATTAAAAAAGATGCGTTAGGGGGTTACCAAATCTTGAAAGGTGTTTATCATAATTTTGTTGAGGCACTAGAGGTTGCCTAATACAAAGGAGAAAAAATGCTTACAAGATATCATGACACCTTTCGATCACCAACATTAGATTTGTTTGATTCTTTTGGTCTTTTTAGCGATCTAACTTCTTCTCGTACTCGCAGCGACACCATCGACGATGAAGGTATTAAGATAGAAATGCCGGGTGTAAGATCAAACGATCTTGATGTGTCAGTTGAGGGTCGTACGCTTAAGATAGCTGGCAAATCAAGACACGGCAAAGAGTATTCATACACCTACTCTTTACGTAACGTTGTTGATGAGTCTTTGATTGAGGCCAAGTTACAAGATGGCCTGCTTGAGATTAAGCTTCCAAAAAAGCTTGAATCAAAGGCAAGAAAAATTACTGTCACGTAAAGTGCATAATCGACTGTACCTTGATAAAGGTTCGGACAGGTGCCGAACCTTTATAGTATTTTAAATGCCTCAAAGTGCATGCCATCAGGTCGATTAGGAAACCACCCTCCCCAATAAAATCCAAATTGAACGGCAATGTCGACCAGCTCTCTAACGCAACCCTTTTGACCAACAATCGCTGGCTTCATTCCTAACCCATTCCACTGCGCATTGATATCGAATGCTGTTCCCCAGGCATGATTTGACAGCGATGTTCTGGAGCCTCTAATGAAACGAGGCACCCAAGAACCTCCCCACGTGATGATTCTGTCAGTTAAGCCCGCATCTTCCCATGCATGGAAAAGAGCAACAGTTTGATTGGCAATTTTTGAATGCATCTGTATCATCCCACTTTTGCTTGCACCTGTGACTCCTGACAGTTGAGGTACGATAATCGACGTGATGTTGTTTGTAGCCCAGCTGTCTGTGATCCTGATCGCTTCAGGATTACCCTTGATAGGCGTAGGAATGTATGAAAAATTTCCGAACATGTTTCTTCGTTCGATAAAAGAAAGATTTTTTACGCCAGGATTTTGAGGCCAATGTGGATTGGCGACATTGTCGTCGTCGTACGCTTCAGGATACTCAAACCTTTTGGCCATTTCAAATGTTTTGGGCCCGACGATACCGTCAGCAGTGAGTTTTTGAGCCCGTTGAAATTCCACTGTTTCGGTCAGCGTCACTTCATCGAAGATACCGTTGATGACAACGTCGCTGCCGTCATTGACGCCTCTAAGAAACGCCTGCCATCTTTCCACATCGTGTCCTGTGGATCCCTTTTTTAATAAAATCATTTTTCCTCACCTATAATTAATGCGATGGAAGATCTGCAGGAAAAAAAGAAGAAAAAAAAGATCAATCCAAAGTATCTCACCAAAGATGCCGACAAGATGAAAGATGAGATCGAAAAGCAGGCCGACAAGGATCCTGGTGATTCTTCGGCTTACAAATCACATCCAAAAGGCGATTGGAAGGCAGATTATTCGCCATCCGGGGAAAAGATACAAAACGAAGACATCAAAGTGGACGAGGAAATTTAAAGACATGTACGGTGAAAACCTTGATCTTGAAGATGAACTTTTAGAATCCATAGAAGACTTTTTGCTGGAGGAGTTCGAAGACGATGCGTTGCTCCTTCGTGAGTTTATAGAAGAAGTTTTATGCGAAAAGAAGAAGGGCGGCTCTAACCCAACGAAGGCCTTAAAAAATAAGGCAGAAAAAACTGGAGCTCCGATGGGAGCTCTGCGTGCCATCTATAACAAAGGGCTTGCGGCCTGGAGAACAGGCCACAGACCAGGAACTTCTCCTCACCAGTGGGCGATGGGACGCGTCAATAGCGTTTTGGCAGGCGGCCCAGCGAGAAAGGTCGATGACGCCCAGTGGAAACAGATTCAAAAACATCGTGGAAAAAAACGAAAAAAGAACAAATAAAAATGAGGTCAACTGTGTATAATCAGCCTCATGACTCCCGAAAAAGATGCTTATCTCCGAGGCAAATATCCAAAGATATTCACACGATCTGAACACGAAAAAGAGCCCATTGACCTGTGGGGTCTTGAATGTGGAGACGGATGGCATGATCTCATAGATTCTCTTTGCAACAAAATACAAAAGCATGTAGACCGCCGAGCTGCAGCCACCCAAGATGCGGCTGAACTTGAGAACGTGCAAGTCGTCGCTCAGCAGGTCAAGGAAAAATTCGGTGGTCTACGTTTCTATGTTTCAGGTGGAGATGACATCACCGATGCCCTCATCTCTTTCGCAGAAACCATGTCCTTCAAGATCTGCGAAACATGCGGAAATTCTGCGACCCAAAAAAACGTAGGCACATGGATACACACCTCCTGCGATCCATGCTTTGAAAAACGTGCATGGAGACAAAATGAGAAAGGTTGAGTTCAAAGATGGAATTGCTATTAATGGCGATAGTACTTCAACAGATGTCGTTGAAGAAGTCAAAAAATGGGTAGGTGAAGCGGGCGGCGTACCTCTCATCGCAACCGATCCTCCGTATGGCAACATCGTCATGCAGCATTGGGATCGGACGAAGATGACCGACGATCAGTACGCCGACTACATGATTGGATGGACCCGACTCTGGTCCGAGGTCCTGCTACAAGGAGGAGCATTCTATGTCTGGGGAGGTCTTGGACTTCCTAATTTCAGGCCTTTTATCAAATACCTCACACGTGTTGAAGATGATAACTTTAAGATGGCCAATCTCATTACCTGGAGCAAGAAGCGCGCATATGGAGTCCAGAACAACTATCTCTTTACGCGTGAAGAACTCGCCTACTTCACCAAGGGAAACCCAAAAAAGCCGCTAAAGTTTAACATTCCTCTCCTTGAAACCAAACGAGGTTACGCAGGGTACAATGAAAAGTATCCTGCCAAGAGCGAGTTCTACCGTCGAACCAATGTCTGGATGGACATCAACGAGATCTTCAAGGGTAAGCTTCATCCCACCCAGAAGGCCGACAGGGTCGTTGAGATCCCTATCGAAGTCCACACAGATCCAGGTGACATCGTCCTCGATCCCTTTGCCGGTAGCGGTTCGACTGCATTCGCTGCAAGAAGGTTGAATAGAAAATTTATTGTGATTGAAAAAGATGAAGAGATCTTTGGCAAGATGATTGAGAGGCTGTAATGAAAACTGTAAAGAACAAACAAGTCGATCAAAAAACTTATCTCAAGAATTTGTTGGAGCAATTTACAAAGCTTCAGGCAGCATCAAAAAGCAAGATAGAAAAATATGAAGACTTATTAAAAAGAGAAGGCTCAAAGCGGTGGGACGAAAAAAAGTTTAAGAAGTCTCAACAGCGTTTAGAACAGGCTCGACTGGAATATGAACAGTCATTCGAGATTATCGACCAAATTAAGAATCAGCTCGGCCGGCTATAATAATTAAAGACATGTATCTTTCACCAAAAAGAGTAAGAGTTGGGAGCAGGGTTGCCATTGTAGCTCCTTCAGCAACATTTTCAACTGAAGAACTTGCAGCAGGAATGGACGCAATTCGAGAAGCTGGATTGGAGCCTGTCGCTGGTCCTTGCGTAAGAAACTTAAGAACTGTGTCGTATCAACGTGCGGCGACTCCTCAGGAAAGAGCCGATGAATTAAATTGGGCATTTATGACACCCGACATGTCGGCTGTTATAGCTGTTCGAGGTGGTGAAGGGTCGGCTGCCGTGCTGCCGCACCTGAATTATGGCATGATTAGGAAATCACAAAAAGTTTTCGTTGGCAAGTCAGACAACACTTCGATTTCAATGGGGCTCTTATCTAAGTCTAATTTAATCTCTGTTTGCTCGCGGGGAGCTGCGATTCGATGCGACAAAGGGGCAGAGATCAGAGAGTCAGATTATCAATCACTAAGATGGACGTTGGAGCTTCTCATGTCCAGTGAACAATGGGACGATAAACCTTTAAAACACAATCAACACTTTGCCAGGACGGTGTCATCAGGAATCGCTACAGGTGTAGCCGTAGGAGGTAACGCCGATACATTTTCAAGATTAATTGGAACTGACTATCTCCCTGAGCTAAATGGTGCCATTCTTTTTTTGGAGGATGTAGATGAAACTGCAGGCTCTTTGTCAAAGATTTTTTTACACATGAAGCTTTCAGGTGTTTTAAACAGCGTCAATGGTATTGTTTTGGGAGAATTTGCGAAATCTGATGCTTCAAAGTCAAAAAATTACGTGTATGAGAACGTGATAAAAGAGTATTTCGCCGATGGTCCTCCTTGCTCGTATGGATATAGCTTTTCTCATGGAAATTATACGTGCCCTATTCCTATAGGTTCGCATGTCAGACTGGACGCCGATACGGGTCAGTTAGAGTTTGACTTTAGAATGTCACCAGCAATAAAGTAATATGAAATTAGCATGGGCAACAGATATACACCTCGATTGTGTTAACGATGCAGTTGCATGTGTTGAAAAATTGGCAGAATCATCAATGGGTTGTGATGGAGTCGTTATTTCAGGCGACCTATCTACAAGCCCTTTGATCGTAGATCACTTAAGGTTATTAAATGATTGCATACAAAAACCAATTTATTTCGTGTTAGGCAATCATGATTATTATTATTCTGACATTATCTCGACAAGAAAGCGTGTCGTAGAAGTATGTCGTAACCTACCTTTCTGTAGGTACTTGGGATCGACTTCATATATTAACGTCGGTAGATCTACTGCAATTGTTGGATCAGACGGATGGTACGATGCGTTGAACGGCAACCCTGATAGCAGCGAACTAATAATGAATGATTGGCTAATGATTGCTGATTTTAAATTGTCGATTAAAAACAACCTAAGAGGAAAATCAATCGACAGAAATGTTGTGGCACATGTCGCAAGACAAATTTGCAAGGCGTCGGTTGATCACATAGCAAGAGGAATAAAATCAGTTGTGAACGATGTTGATAAAATCATAATCATCACGCACGTGCCTCCTTTTGTTGAATCTTACACCAACTCAAAGTTCAAAGGATCACCCGACGAAAACATTGTGCCGTGGTACACATCTCGAATCATGGGTGAGATGTTACGCTCTGCGGCTAAAACATATCAGCACATACAGTTTACAGTTTTGTCCGGGCACACTCATAGCCCATTTGAAGGAAACATCTTTCATAATTTGCATGCAAAAGTTGGGAAATCACAGTATGGAGCGCCACAGATCGTTGGGTATATCGATACTTAAAATTCAAGGAGGAAATGCCATGAAGAAGGCACTTCTCTTGAATTGTAACGGTGAACCTCTTCATTTCGTTGACGGAATACGTGCAATCAAATTGATGCTGAAAGGCAGAGTCGAAGTCGCATCGGGCATTACAGGTGAACCATCATTTTGGGATGATGTTGTTTCTTCACCTTCATATGGCTTTAAGTTGCCGGCCGTCATTAGGCTAAAATACTATGTCAACAAAAGAACCTACAAAAGACCACCTAGATTTCAAAAAAGAGTTCTTTTTAATCGTGACTCTTGGAAATGTCAATACTGCGGATTACAGTTACAACATCCGATGATAACGATTGACCATGTCCATCCAATTTCAAGAGGCGGAAAGACTAATTGGAAGAATTGCGTTGTAGCATGTAAAAAATGTAATAGTTTTAAGGGTGACAAAACTCTTGAAGAGGTAGGTATGAGATTGCTCAAGGTTCCTACAGAACCTACAGCATTTCATTATTGGGATATGCTAAAGTCTTCTGCTTGGCACCGCGACTGGACTTTGTTTGTGTCTTTCAATGAATAATTATTTGCAAAAATAACAACGCTAAAACATATTTAGTCGTGTAGGAGTCATTTTTTCATGCAATTGAAGCTTGAAGAGCTACAGAAAGTCGTTAAAAGCGTCGTAAACGACGAAAAATATTCTCATGCGCTGAAGCAAGAGATTAGCCGTGCTGTTGGAGCAAAGGTCGTTACGACGCATAGCGTAACTGTCATGGCCGAGAGCGCCAACTACCAGCTTGACATTTTTGAGAAGACAGGCAGGTCAATGCCTCACGCGAAGGCTTCTATATTACTGAAACACGTGAATTCTGACAGCGTTGAAGTAAGAAAGCTTGTTGCAAGATTACTTCCTGAAAGCCATGTCAAAGCGATGATCGATGATCGACACCCAGCAGTACGGGCTGTCTTGGTCAAAAGATTGCCTCTTGACCTTGCTTCGAAGCTCGCAACGAGGCACAAGTCTGACGACAATGTTCAGACGCAGTATCGTTTAAGAAAACTGACAGAGTCAGTCAAGGTCGACGACAAAGAATTTGACATGTATGGTGACATGCATGTCGAAGACGCCTTTGATGGCCTCGAACATCCTGGTCTGACAGACGAATGGTATAATACACTGGCCCACAGGATTATCAATGGTCCAACTGCCTACGGAAACAATCTTGAAGGCAATTGGGAAGAAAAGATAGCGAAGAACATTTGTGATAGCTACAAATCTCAAGGCATTGAGGTTGATCATGAAAAGCTATTAGATGCCGTCTATGACCACATGGAGATGCGCGACGCCGACATAATAAAGGCCAGCGAGAACAGAAGAGGTTCATCGGGAGGCAGCGTTGATGAGTCCGTGCTAAAAGGCATCGTTAGAAGTCTTCGATTACACGAGAATCTTGACGAGCCTTTTATGCCTATCATATCAGAAGAAATAGACCTCGTCGAGTCTTTGGTTGAGTCGGTAATGCCTTCTAGGAATTACATTGAAAAATTTGAAGAGCTTTTTGAAGTCACCAAGGAAGCAACTTATAACGTTGGAAAAAAACAAGGCATAAATGAGGGTTACTCCAAGGTTATCGCTCCTTCAACAGCTACGGTTCCATATGGAAATTTAAGAGCTGTTGATGAAAAAGCCTTGAATGCGTATGTAAAGAATTGGAATTTGCAGCGGTCGTTAAAGAATCAACCTTACAAGATATCATGGTCCCCTGCCGCTGCATCAAGCGTGAAGTTTCACTTGGAGGTCGTATGAAACGAAAGCAGCTTTCTGAGGATGTTTATGTCGTTATCGAACCGAACAGCGATGTCATATTCGATAACATGATGGCTGAGTGGAAAGGTTTACCTTACTGTCAGCTGTCTGTCGTTTTGTCACATTTGAAGTTTCTTGCGACCCTTCATGAGAATCATCATTGGACATGTATGGGAGATCCCTTTTATGGTGATCATCTTCTTTTTTCAAGACTATACGAAGCGGTCGACGCAGAAATTGATCCTGTTGCTGAAAAAGCAGTCGGACTGGCCAGCACTTCAAACGTTGATCCGCTGATCATTCATTCGCAGATCGTGAAGCTTCTTTCTGGTGTCGGCTCTGCTTCTATGATTCCCCAATCGTCTGATCTTGCAAGAAAATCTCTTGTTGCCGAAATGAACTTTTTGAAAGTGATTGACAGCTGCAGGTCGTCATTGGAAGAGTGTGGAATGCTATCGAATGGAGTAGACAACATGCTTCAGGACATTGCTGATAAGCATGAAGGGCATGTTTATCTGCTAAAACAGAGATGCTCAAAGCCAGCGGTGTGAAAAATGAAAATTACATTGAATCAATTAAAACAACTAATAGCTGAAGAGGTTTCTTTAGCTAAAACTAACGACAAAGATCCACAGCGTTTTCTTCATGGCTTTGATTCCGGTAATCCCATGGATGATGAAGGCTCCATGCTAAAATCAAGAATGTCTAACATAAAGGACATGGCGTCGACAATCTGCGATCTTCTTGAAAACGGTGATCAAGTGCCAGCGTGGTGTCAAGACCTCGTCGCAGGTGCCCACCGCGATCTTGAACACGTCAAGGATTATATGCTAGGCGATCAAAAAATGCGTGACAAAAAAGCCAAGCAGCAGATGCAGCCCAATCCAATGCCGACAACTGTTCCAATGGTTGCCAGTGAGGCTTACATGCGTAAGTTTAGCAGGCTTACTGAGAGCTTCGCAAGAATAACAGAAAAAGAAATGCAGGCTTGGAAAAATGGCGATTGGGGCTATGTCCAAGGCGATGATTCTGAACCAGAAGACCTGTAGAGTTTTTTATGGGTGGCAATACAACAGCAATCGATAGGACCACAGGCAAGGTCGTCGACTTCATGGGACGGCCTGGGTATGCCGATAAAGTCGATTTTACTAAGATAGACAGAGACACTTTTCGTGCCGATGTTATTGCTGCCTTTAAAAAACTTGATAAACTACATGAAGAAAATTATGGTGAACCAATCTGGGATCCAAAGAAAAGAGATTCTTTGTTATCATCAGGGCAAGCTTTCAATGGATCTTCTGAGCACTTGTTCAATAGCAAGATCTCCGATAAGGATTTCACAAAATACAAACCATTGGTTGGTGACATCGATCTAACGATTCCTGCAGAAAAAGCCGAGACGTTGTTTGAGCTACTGGCATCGCTTGAGCAGGCGCAAATTATACCAAGAAAAATATGGTACATAGGACAGAATAAGAAATCGCATTCAGGCGAACAGATAAATTCGTTGTTTGCTTACAAGTATGCGCCGAAGCTACCGCCGTTGTTTCTTCAGGTGGACTTCGAGGCCGTCGAATATGAGAAGGGCAAACCTACACAGTTTGCCAAGTTTAGTCATTCTTCTTCATGGGAAGATATCCAGCAAGGAATAAAGGGAGTCTTTCACAAGTATCTCTTGAGATCTTTGACCACATCTTCAGCGCAGCCCGATGCCATATTGTTGGCCTCCAACAGCCCACTTTATCCTCCTTCAGCTGTGAAAATAGCTAAGAAGACAAGCGCTGTGAAGTTGTTATCATTCGCAGTTCAGTATGGGCTAAGATCAGCAGTAGAGCTACAGCATTACCCAGATTTGCCTGAAGTTCCACCCAGGTTGGTGGGTAAACCTGTTGTTATAAATGGAAAGTTAGCATACAAAGAAACGTCCACAGGCGAATCTTCATACGTGACTAATCTTTCACAGATATTTTCTTTGCTGTTCGGCAAAGAACCTACCCCTGCCGAGGTCGCATCTTTCGGTTCTTTTACTGGCGTTCTTGACGTCATGTCAACATATTTCACCGATGATCAAGTCGCTGCAATTTACGAAGATTTTGTGTATGAAAAGCTATTTGGTCGAGGAGCTCAACGATTGGATGCAAAAAGTCCTGACGTAGATCGAGCTGCAAAAATGGGAGCCGTTGAGATGTTTAGAAAAACATTCCCTTTTCTGCCTGAAGTTGATCAGCAGGTTCTTGATGCTTATTATGGATCTTACAAGATTCGCAAGGAATCGCTGCTCAGGGCCTATATTTCTTTGTTGATTAGTTAAAAACCTGTTCGTGCAAACCTGTTGCTGCATGAAGTATCATTGTTCTTAAATGAATGTTTATTTCTCGTCTGACAATCATTACTTTCATGCAAACATTATTAAATACTGCGGTAGACCACACGCTAGTGTAGACGAGATGAACACCGCGATGGTCAGCAATTGGAATTCTACTGTAGGTGATGACGATGTCGTGTTTCATCTCGGCGATCTTTCGGCGGGACTAAAAGGACGCGAAAACGATCTGTGCAGACTAATTGGATCCCTAAAAGGAACGAAAATCCTCATTAGAGGCAACCATGATCACCAGCCAGATGACTGGTATGTGCAGGCAGGATTTAGGTCTGTCCATGACTCGTTGAATCTTGGTGGAGTGCTGCTGATTCACTATCCGTTACATGAAGCTTTTTCTAGAGGATTTATTCCTGATAAACTTGGTGTCGTTGAGCAAGTCGTGCACGGGCATGTTCACAGGTGTGACATCGACGAGTTTGAGAATCATTACAATGTCGCCGTCGACAGAAATAATTTTACTCCCGTCTCGGCCAAAAATGCCATCAAGTCGCATGCTCTTTTTTCAAATTTTATGTCAGTGCAAGAAGCTTTCTTGTCTTGTAAATGACGTCGTGAGGATGTAATATCATCATATGAACAGGGCAGTTTGTTTTGACGATGTTCTTTTGGTCCCGCAGTATTCAGAAATTGAATCACGCTCAAGCGTTGATCTGTCAGTTCCTGGATTTGATACGTCATTTATGAACCTTGTTGAAGGAAAGCCTCATCTTACGTGTCCAATTGTCGGATCACCAATGGACACGGTGATAGGTCCAGTTGCAGCTGCCGTCCTTGCGGATGTGGGAGGATTCGGTGTCTTGCATCGATATTGCTCGATCGAAGAAACACGCCAGGCGTATCTTGAAACGACATCGATGGGCAAGACATCATCAAACAACGTTATGGTGGCGATTGGTGCAACAGGCGATTATCTTGAACGCGCCGCTGCTTTATATTCTGTTGGGTGTCGCGCTTTTTGTGTTGATGTTGCACACGGCCATCACGTAAATGTAAAGAATGCGCTTTCCGCTCTTCGATCAAGATTTGGCAAATCTGTTCATATCATGACAGGCAACGTCGCGACCCTCGAGGCATTCAACGCATTGGCCGACTGGGGTTCTGATTCGATTCGTGTTGGGGTAGGCGGTGGTTCAATGTGCACGACTCGTGTCAGGACAGGTCACGGGATTCCAACGTTGCAATCAGTAATCGATTGCGCAAAGTCGGATCGTGACGTCTACATAATCGCCGATGGAGGCATTCGAAACTCTGGTGACGCAGTGAAAGCCCTCGCAGCCGGTGCCGACATGGTGATGCTAGGCTCAATCCTTGCAGGCCATGATGAATCCCCAGGTGAGATTGTTGATAAGCGCGGTGTTCCGCACAGTCCTAACTGGAAGAATGACATTCCGCTTTTCAAAAAATTTCGAGGAATGGCTTCACGCGAAGCGCAGCTTGAATGGCGTGGAAAGGTTTCCGTTGTTGAAGGCGATTCAACGCTTGTACCATATAAGGGCTCAATGAGACAAACCCTGATCGAATTGATGGATGGAGTCCGATCAGGGCTATCTTATTCAGGCGCCAGGACCATTAGAGAACTTCGGGCCAAGGCAAAATTTATTGGCGTTTCTTCAAGCGGTGTTAGAGAAAATGGATCACACGGTAAGAATTCTTGATTACTTTTCAGATGGCCACTTACCTATAGCTTTATGCATCATCCATGCTGCCGCTGCGGCAGGTTCTTTTGCCCAACCTGAAACTTTTTGCATCTTTTGAGCAAAAGTTTTTGTTCCTTTAAGTATTTTTTGTGCCGCTTTTTTTGAAGGACCTTTTCTTTTCTTTGATTCATTCATTCCGCACTCACACATGGATTCATTCATTCCGCACTCATCACAGACCTTATCAGCCTCTTTTAAGTACTCTTCTGATGCTTCTTCAGAAGCCATAGTATACCAATTTGAATCCGAGGTATCGCTGCATCCACACGATCCTGCTGCAGGCATTTGGTTGCAGTGCGGACATTCTTCACCACATCCACATGAGCCGTCTACAACCATCATTCCGCAATCATCGCAACAATCGGAGTCATCTTCTCCGACGCTAAGCACGCCTTCTTCATCTTCATAACCTTCATTAGATTCATCACATCCACACATGCCTTCAACGACAGGCATTTCACAGTCAGGACATGTTTCTTCATCACGAACGCCTACGGCTCCAACGGAGGTTATGCCTGGCACTTCGCCGATAGGTGTACCAAATTTTTCATTTAAAAGGCTGCTGTAATCTTTCATGTCCCTTAAATATAGACAGAATCTAAAAAAACGTTATAATATTTCTTATGAAATCTATATTAGTGACAGGTGCTGCAGGTTTCATAGGCAGCTATCTTGTAGAGCATCACTTACAGATAGGCGATAAAGTATATGGAGTTGACAATTTTTGTTCTTCTAGCCCTGTCTCAAGGCATCACAGAAGCGCTGTTTCTAACAAGAATTATACGTTCAGCAGGCAGGACATAGCATCTTCTGCATTTATTCAAACGCATGCACATCTGTCTTTTGACCTGATCTATAATTTTGCTTGTCCTGCCTCACCGCCTATCTATCAAAATGTTCCAATTGAAACGATGATGACATGTGTCGTAGGAACAAACAACGCGCTGTCTTTGGCGTCAGCCAAAACCGTCTTTGTTCAGGCGTCGACGTCGGAGGTCTACGGCGACCCAATGGTGCATCCTCAACCAGAAGCCTATAGGGGCTGTGTCAACTCATATGGGCCCAGATCATGTTATGATGAAGGTAAACGTGCCGCTGAAGCCTTATGCTTTGATCACACACATAAACGAGGCATCGACGCGAGGCTAGTTAGAATATTCAATACGTACGGCCCTAGGATGGACCCTCACGACGGCAGAGTCATAACAAATATGATTGGCCAAACATTGGCGGGAAAGCCGATGACAATCTACGGAGATGGTTTCCAGTCACGTTCTTTTTGTTATGTCACTGACATGATTAGAGGCATTCTTGCGTTAGGCAATCTTTCAAGCAATCCGAACACACCTATAAATGTTGGTAACCCTAGCGAATTTACGATCATTGAATTGGCTGAAAAAATCAAATTAAGATTGGGAGGAAGCATAGAATTTCTTCCTCTTCCAAAAGACGATCCAAAACAACGACAACCTGACATAACGCTTGCCAAAAAAATACTGGATTGGGAGCCAAGAATTGACCTAGATATTGGATTGGATCGAATGATCGAGTACATGAGAGCGACCAATGACGCATGAGCTGATTATTTTCGCTGCTTTTCAATGTGGTTTTTTCCTTGGTTTTGTGCTTAGTCGTATTACAAAAAATAGTTCTTCGAATTCGCAAGAAGAGCCTAAGGTGCGTTTTGGTAGTCGAAATGAAACGATGACGAAAATGAAGATTTTGAAGATCGATGAAGCAAGGTACGTCACAAAAGTTTCAGACGACAAATTCGTCAAGACAGGAAACGAACTAGGCAAGACCTCCGCTGTCGATGATGACATAGGTTCATCTGTTTCTAGGCTTGCACAACTGAAGCAACGTAAGTAATAATAGCAATTCAATGGATCTAAACGTTGTCCACAGGGGCACAGCCCTTGACTTGCTTTGTTCGATTCCTAATGAATCAATCGATCTTATCTACACCGATCCTCCGTTCGGCACAGGAAACACACAGACGATGGACCGGAAGAAGGCCGGGAAAACCGTCTCTAAAATTGAGTATAGCGATAAGTACGAGAATTACCTCGATTTTCTTGAGCCTCACCTGATTGAAATGCACAGGGTTCTGAAACCTACTGGTACCATGTACCTCCACATGGACTGGAGGTGGGTACACTATGCTAAGGTGATGTGTGATGGAATCTTTGGAATGGAAAACTTCCTCAACGAGGTTGTTTGGTCCTACAACTTTGGTGGACGAGGAAAGGATCGTTGGCCTCAGAAGCATGACACCATCCTTGTCTACACCAAGGAGATGGGCAAGCACACTTTCAATTGGAAAGATATAGACAGGATTCCATATGCCGCACCAGAGCTACAGTATGTTGGTAGATCGAGGGAAGAGGCAGAGAAAAGAATAGCTGAAGGTCAGGTTCCAACAGACGTGTGGAGCATGAGCATCGTAGGAACAGCGTCCAAAGAGAGAATAGGATACCCCAACCAGAAACCAATTAAATTAATGAAGCGTGCAATTGTTGCATCGTCAAATGAAGGAGACATTGTTCTTGATCCTTTTGGAGGGTCGGGTTCAACAGCGGCCGCGGCTATGGAAGCAAATAGAAAATTCATTACAGGTGATTCAAGCCCAGACGCAATCCAAACAATGCGCAACAGGTTTACAGGGCTTGACGTAAAATTTATAGAAAGTAAATTAGGAGAAAACAATGGCTAAAGGTTTAGACGTCGGTACATCATTCATCGTTCTTGCATCTGAGGGTTCAAAGGGCAAGGTGGTCTACAAGGACTTCCGGGACGCATTCTACGTCCTCAAGCCAACAACACCGATCGCCGCCAAGATGATCGAAAAGGGTTTGGCTGGCAAGACATTTGTCAAGGACACTGATGGTTCATTCATCCTCCTCGGCTCCGACGCAATCGAAAAGGCCGTGGAGAGAAACGACTCGGCGAAGCGTCCAATGTACCGTGGTGTCGTATCATCCAAGGAAAAGGATGCCCGTCGCATTTTGACATACATCCTCAAGGAGGTCGCAGCCTCACCCTCCGAGCCCGGTGAAAAGCTAGTCTTCTGCGTCCCTGCTCAACCAATCGATCAAGAAGACGACGATTTCGACGTTGGTTACCATGAGGACGTCATCGTCAAGCTCCTCGCCGAGGTCGGTTACGATGCTCGTGCCATCAACGAGGCCGAGGCGCTTTGCTACTCTGAACTCGACAAGGATGACTACACAGGTGTCTGCCTCTCATGGGGCGCAGGTATGGTCAACGTCTGCGTCATGCTCAACGGTGAACCTGTGGTCAAGTTCTCCACCACAAAGTCCGGTGATTGGGTCGATCGTATGTCCGCAGTCGCGACAGGTGAGACAGATTCAATTGTCCAGGCCGAAAAAGAGTCAGGAGAGTTCACCGTCGGTCAACCCAACGATAACCAGGTCCTCGCCGCTGTGGCAGCCTATTATGAACGTCTTATCGACTACACTACGAAGCAACTTGCAGCGGCGATGGACGGCCACAAGTCACTTCCAAAATTCAAGGGTGATCTTCCAGTCGTGGTTGCAGGTGGTACATCCAAGGCCAAGGGATTCGTCGACATGTTTGCTTCAAAGTTGAAGGACAATGGCTTCCCACTTCCTGTCAAAGAGGTACGCCACGCAGCAGATCCCCTACATGCCGTTGCTCGTGGATGTTTAATCGCAGCCCAGGTGATGTAAAAATTAAAGATTAGGAGTACAATAGCAACATGGATAAGCTTGAAGAGATGTACAATCAGCAGCGGGACTTCAACATTCTGCTTCGTGACGAGAGACAGTATCCAGATTTTCCACTGGATCTTTCTCTGAAAAAGAACCAGCAGATCCTCAAGGGACTCGCCCACGAATGCATGCATGAGCTCTTTGAGGCAAATCACCTGCTAAAGAACAGTAAGAACCACCGCGTCACAGACATCAAAGATTTCGATCGTGAATCCTACAAGGAAGAGCTCGTCGACGCCCTACACTACTTCTTCGGCATTGTAATTTATAGCGGAATTTCGGCCGAAGAACTTCATGAGGCTTTCATGAAGAAAGGCGCAATCAACGTTCAGCGTGTAAAGAATGGATATTAAATGTTAGGATAAGAACATGACAAAGCCTATCGATTGGGCGAATCTGCCTGACGCATTGAAGCGTCAGGCAGATTTTTCATCCCTATTTTTTGACAACAGCAAGATTAGCCTAGAACAGAAGAAAGAGCTTCTGAAGACTTTCATTCTGTCTTTACATTCAGAGACGACAGGAATCTGTGAGGCTATCGACTATAAAGAGCATAGGCTTCAGAATAAGCCTGTTGATGTTCAGAAAATTCTTTATAAATCGGTTGATGCATATCGCTATATTTTAGCGATGTTGAATCTCTGGGGTATTAGCGCTTCAACATTTGAGATGGCGTTGGCCCAGAAGGACGATTTTCTTCACTATCGATATAGACTTTCTCAAAAGAGGTGGGAAGGGCAGCCCGTCGTACTGTTTGACATGGATGATGTCCTTGCTGAATTTAGGAAATCGTTCTGCGGGTATGTCACCGCGTTGACAGATCACTTCATCGATCCCGAAAGCGATGAGTACTACAACGTTAGGGAGTTCAAGAGACTAAACATCAATAGCGAAAATTTCTTCAAGAAATTCATCGACGGACACGGATTTCTGTTGCTTGAAAGGAACGACCAGTACTTTAATTTACTTCAGCATTTAAAGTCCCAGGGCTACTGGATTCAGATTGTGACGGCCCGCCCTGAAACAAATCTGACGTGCTTTTATGACACTTACTCCTGGCTGGCCCGCCACGGTGTCGATGCCGATGGCGTTGCATTCACACCTGAAAAATTCGTCTGGTTGTCTGAACAGCCTTTTTACGCAAGGGGCAGGTACTTTGCTGTAGATGATTCAGCGAAGCATGCTGCCGAGTATGCCAAACACGGCGTCGTCACGATTGTGCCTGAAAAACCTTATAACAAAGAGGTTAACGGGGTAAACAACGTTGTGTATGTTCCGCGGAACGCGAATCCTGTAGAATTCATTCCAGTTTTATAATAAGTGTAAATTTGTTCCCAACAAGGATAAAGTCATTCGAGGTATCAAAATGTCAACAATCAAGAACGGTTTTGGTGGAATCAAGGTAACTTTGCTGGACGCGGGCAATCCTAAGCCCTTTGAGATGTTTTGGAACTGGTATCGTGAGACATGGTACTCGTTGCGAAATCAAGAGTTTGATCCAAACGATCACAAGCACATCGAGGCTGCGAAGGAGGTCGTCGATGGTAAGGCACTTCCTGTTCCTCAGGAAGCACTTAACTTTCAGATTCGTGTCGAGGGCTTGAGCCGTGTAGCCCTTGCTCAGTTCACTCGCGGCCGTGTTGGCTGGGCATACTGCGTCACTTCGCAGATGCCTGAGAAGGTGGACCACGACGTCATCGTTCCAATGAACATCTATGAATCTGAGTTTGGCGACGATGCTAGAAAGCTTGTCGAGGATTCGCAGCGACTCTACGACAAGATGGTGGCTGCCGGCGTTCCACCACAGGATTGTCGATACCTTCTTATTCATGGTCAGACGACGAACTTGGCATGCGTCGTCAACTTCATGGCCCTTCGTGGCTACTTTGGTCGACGATGTGAGAACGGTCTGACCGATGAGCTCAACCTGATCGGTCGGCTTATCCTGCATGAGCTGCGGCAGGCTCACCTGAACGCTGACGGTACCGACAAGGTCCATGGATCAGGTTGGTCTTACCTGATGACGAAGCTTGAGGCGATGGGCGCCGACAAGGTCTGTCTCAACAACGACAAGGTCTTCGGCAACACGGGTCGATCGCCTTCAGCCGGCGACTGGGTTCCATCGACTGTCAACGAGAAGAATCCATGTGACTGGAGGTTCGATAAGTCAGCTTGGTTCTTTGAGCTACAGAAGCTGCCGGCACACCTGCTCTTCCCAGGAGAGAAGGAGATGATTCAGGACTGGCAGACGATTGGCTTCGATGGTCGACTTCGTAAGGTCGGAACGAAGAAGTAAAGATTTTTGGACGGTCTTGACTAGTTTGAATATGTATTTACATGAAAAGAAAATTCAAGACCGTCCAAATCACTTGTGAACAATGTGGGAAAATATCTTTAAAACAAAAAGGCCGCCGATTTTGTAATACGTCTTGCGCGAATAAATGGTTGCATGCCCATGGCAAACTGAGCGCAAAAGCAATCATTGGAATGAATATGTCGTTGGAATCGCTGATTCAGCGATATGGAGATCTGTTAGGTCTTCAAAAATACGAAGAATTCATTAAAATAATGAGTGCTGCCACATCTGGGCAGAAAAATCCAATGTATGGTAAAAATTACCAAACACATGGATTAAAAAAAGAGGGTGAAAAAAGAAGAGGAAAAACTGAAGTTGAACACTACGGTTTAGAGAAAGCGAAAGAAATTTCAAAGAAAAAGTCAGAAGCTTCATCTGGAAAAAACAACTCCATGTATGGTAAGCCCTCACCGAAATTATCGGGTAAAGGAACCAAAGGCTACTATAAAGGACATTACTTTAGAAGTTTATTAGAGCTTTTGTGTATGAAACACTTAGAAGAAGATGGAATAGATCTAAATGACATCGATTATGAAAATTTTGTGATAAAATATGTTTCTTACGATGGTCGTCAAAGGACATATAGACCTGATTTTTTTATTCCAAGCAGAAATCAATTAGTTGAGGTAAAACCTTTTAGATTGATTTCTACCCCCTTGAATACACTTAAGTTCGAAGCTGCTCTTTCTTTTTGTAAAGAAAGAAACATTGAGTTTAAAGTTTTGACAGAAAAGTCTTTTACTTTATCAAAAGAAGACGCAGTAAAAGATCAGAATGTCGTTCTTTTGGAGGCAAAAAATGAGAAATAATGAGGTATTGGCCCGTCAGAAGATTATTATCTTCGACGGGCCAGATTGAAGGGTGTGGCAAAACACACATGGCAAAGGAGCTTGCCAAAATTACTAATATCGCTTACTTTAAAAATATTGACGAACACAAGTACTTTCTCAGCGATCCAAACTACTTCATCAACGCCATCAGGTATGTCGACACGTACTTCACATCTTACTTGGAGGCGTCAGGTGCGTCGATCATTCTCGATCGTGCCTGGCCTTCTGAGTGGATCTACAGCAAGGCCGTCGGTCGTTCAACAGATCTTGAGGTTCTAAAGGATCTCGATAGGCGGCATGCTCGCTTAGGAACAAAGCTGATTATTCCATGGCGATCCGACTATACAAAGGTGAAGGATGACTACGATGTCGTCAACCAAAAAATCAATTTAATTCATGACTTGTATCACGAATTTGCAAATTCATGGACACAATGTGATGTCTTATTGTTGAACGTAGACAACGAAGATTTGAACGAAGAAATGCAACAAATTACAGGATTTATCAACACATGAATAGAATTACAAAAGACATTGGACCGTATGTAAAGGTCACATTTAAGCGCCAATTACCCTACTCAATTCCTGGTCAATGTGTCAAGCTCGACGGAAAGTGGTTCGCAATTTACGAAGTCAATCCAGGTGATTTTAGTATCTTGGTCAACAAGAATTCACATTATGCTGAAAATGACCCTCAGGAAATTTCAGAACCCCTGGGAGAAGGTTTTACAGCCTCGCTGTGCAAACGTGCCATTGTCGTAGGAGGAGGCACAGGAATTGGCGCCGTCATGCCGGTCATCAAGAACAGAAATCGGCATGGTCTTTCAACTGATGTGATTTTTTATACCCGAGGCGACATTTCTCCCATTAGGTTGGATCAGGCTACCATTGGTATGTGCAGGAATGTAATTTTCTGGGACACGACAAAACAAGGTCGTCCTTCGACGCCGCTGGAGCCTCTTGTCGATAAGCAGGCTGAATCGACCATCTTCGTCGCAGGCCCAAAGTCACTTGTTACAGCGACTGAAGAGGCAGCTCGCAACTACAATTTTGATTGTTACACTAATTTTTGAAAAGTACATAAGTACTTTTGAACCTGAAAGAGATACATATGACCATGAAACAATCGAAGATCTCGTTAAATGAAGAGACTCATCGAATGCTGAAGGTGTACTGTGCGAAGCACGGATTATTGATGAGTCAATTCGTTTCGGAGATCATTCGAGAGAGGATTGGCTATGTGGACGACAAAAACGGTTCAGGAGATGCCGACAACCCCTAAACTGATGGGGATCTATCAAATCACTAATATAGTCAACGGGAAAAGGTATATTGGAAAAAGCAAGAATATACGTAGGCGGTGGATGGAGCACATTCGCAATAATCGAATAGGAAATTCAGTTAATAAACACTTCCAATGTGCTTGGACCATGTATGGTGAAGATAAATTTTTATTTGAAGTTCTTGAACAAATCCAAGATGAAGCTCAGCTTGGATTGAGAGAAAAGATTCTTGTAGAAGAGAAAATGCCTGAGTATAATGTCTCTATTGTAGACGAAGGTCAATGGACTTTAACAAACGAAAAAATTGAGAAATGTCGACAAATTAGACTTAATGCTGATCCTTCTTGGAACAAGAAGATAGGTAATTCTCTTCGTGGAAAAAAGAAAAGTGACGAACATGTAAGTAAGATGCGAAAAAGTCTTACTGGAAGGAAAGCAACCCCTGAACAGATCGAGAAAATTCGTAAGGCTTCAACAGGTCGACTTGTTTCTGAGGATGCAAAAAAGAAAATTGCAGACAAGGCAAAAGGAAATCAAAGATGGAAGCTTCGAACGCCACAGTGGCGGGAGAACATGATTGCAGGCGTCAAGAAAAGATGGGAAAGGTACAGAAAAATGAAAAATGAAAATACTTTTGGTAAAAAACTTGCATGCTATCTCGCTAGCGGTTGGTTTTCGCCCGATCAGGACAAGCAGCTGACAAAGCTCGAAAATGTATTTGACAGTCGAGCTGAGTGGATCTCTTTGGCTTCGCCACGAAGGATCTTCGTCTGCCCACCAGACGCATCCCTGGAGGTCCAAGACAGCGTCTTCAACGGCAATGTTGAGCACATCAAGAAGGCAGATTTCTGTCTCGTCAACACGACATATCGTGATATCGGTACGATTTGGGAGGCTGGCGCTGCATATGCCTATGGCACAAAGATCGTTTACTTCTGCGAAAATCTTCCACCTGGTGCAAAGTTCAATTTGATGCTTAGTAGAAGCGGCATCAAGGTTTGCACTACATTCGAACAGCTCGAGGACTACCTTGAAAGGTGCAAGGCTGCCGGTGAGATGTTGTACGAACCCTACGACAAGGAAATTGAGTGAGCTAATTCATAGCTAAAATAACTTCGAAGGCCATTGTGAAAATCGATGGCCTTTTTAGCATTTGTATATATGTATTTTTCATGGACACAATAGATACACCAAAAATTGTATGCGAGATTTGCAATACTGCATTTACACACAAGAACACACAGATAAGAACGTGCAGTAAAAAATGCAGTTATGAACTGAGAAATAAAACAAGACATCATGTAAAGCATGAACCTGTTCAAAAGAAATGTATTGAATGTCTTGAAACCTTCCAAGACTATAGTAAAAAGAAGTTAGTGATCAAATGCCAAAATTGTGTTTATGCAAACATGGCATCAAAAAGAAAACAGAATGGAAGTTATCATCAAACAGACGAAAGAAAATTACAGCAAAGCCTGCTGATGAAACGTCTTCATCAGGAAAGAGATTTTATCTCTGATGAAGGCATACGTCAATTGTCAGAGAAAGCTAAAAGCAGGTGGCAGTCAGATGATTATAGGTCGAGTGTCAAGAAACGCAGCCTAGAGAAATATGGCGTAGAGCATTGGACGAAAACTGAAGAGGCCAGGAAACAACTCAGCGAAAGATCAAAAAAATATAGGGCCTCAGATGAAACGAAGCAGAAGATGAGGGTTAGTGCTGCTAAACGCCTACGTGAAGGTCGTAATTTGCACCCATTCCACGGTAAGGGTGGGTACAGACAAGACATTGATCTTTACGTAAGAAGCAGATGGGAGGCTAACTTTGCGAGATATTTGCTTTTGACGAATCAAAAATTTGAGTATGAAAAAGTGAGTTTTTCGCTTCGAGATGGAAGAACATATACACCTGATTTCAAAGTTGAAAATATGCTGTATGAAATCAAAGGATGGTGGACACAAGCTGCAAAAGAAAAATTTGAAATCTTTAAGGAAGATTATCCCGAAGCCGTCGTGCAAATAATAGACGAGGCAAGGTACAATCAGATCCAGGATCAGTATGCTGCTTTGATTCCAAACTGGGAATATAAATGACCAACATTCTTAGGCCACCTGCGCAGTTCATCAGCCTTCACTCGCACTCACATTTCAGTACTTATGATGGGTTAGGGCAACCATCAGATCACATTGATTTTTGTGTCCAAAATGGATTGTCAGGTTGGTCTCTTACCGACCATGGCAACGGCAACGGATTGGCCCATGCTCACGCTCACGCCAAGAAGATCATCAAGTCGAAGGGGCACAAGTTTAGGCAACTCTACGGTGTTGAGTTCTACTTCGTTCCTGACTTGGCCGATTGGAAGATCAGGTACGACCTCTCCAAGAAAGAGGACTCGAAGAAGGGCGACGATGAAGAAGAAGCAGGCCTGGTCGTTGAGGACGCTGATGAGACACGTTCCGACGGAGATCGATTCGTCGATGTCAACAAGCGTTACCACCTTGTGGTTGTCGCAAAGAACAGTGTAGGTCTTTCCAACCTGTTCACTCTCGTCAAGAAGAGCTACGTCGACGGTTTCTACAAGTTTCCTCGAATCGACTTCAAACTTCTCAAAGAACACGGCGAAGGCCTTGTTGTCTCGACTGCATGCGTCGGTGGCTATCCCAGCGGCGTCATCTACAGCGAGTTTGGCGACAAGAAGTTCGCCGAGCTTGATCCTTCGCTGGTCGACGACGAAGTCGTGAGGAACAGGATCAGAAACAAGCTGGAGAACGTCGTCGATCGCTTCGTCGATTGTGTTGGACACGAAAACTTCTTCCTGGAGCTTCAGTTCAACAAGCTGCCTGCCCAGGACCTGACCAACAGGATGATGATCGAGACGGCGGCATCAACGGGTTGTAAGCTTCTTTCCACCGCAGACTCACACTATCCAGAACCTGCCCTGTGGGAGGCCAGGGAGATCTATCGGCAGCTGCAACCTGGTCGCATGAAGATTGGTGTAGAGCCTAAGCCTCTTCCTAAGTTTGAGGAGCTGAAGTGTGAGCTGTATCCGAAGAACGCTCAGCAGATGTGGGACGAATATCTAGGCCGTCGCGAAGCCTATGATTGGTACAAAGGAACAGAAGACGCCGTCCGCACCTCCATGGAGAATGGCCACGATATCGCCTGGAACCTTTGTGAGGAGATCTGGTTCGACACTTCGGCCAAGCTTCCTACCTTCGGAACACCTGAAAAATCAGGTTTCAAACAACTCGTTGACCTCGTCAAGGAAGGTTTGGTCGCTGAGGGTCTCGACAAGAAGCCTGACTACGTTGCCCGTGCCAAGATGGAGTTGGACGACATCAAGTACCTGAAGTCTGAGGACTACTTCTTGACCCTGCAGAAGGTGTTCAAGCTGGCCGAAAATCGAACGTTGCCAGGTTCAGGTCGTGGCTCAGGCGCCGGTTCGCTTGTCAACTACCTGCTAGGCATTACCCACGTCGATCCCCTCAAGTATGACCTGCTGTGGGAAAGGTTCATGGGGCGGCACAGGGTCGGATATCCCGATATCGACACAGACGTCGGTGACCGTGACAAGCTGATCGAAGCAGCCAGAGAAATCTTCGGCAATGACGCTGTCGTCCCGGTTTCCAACTTCAATACCTTGAAGCTGAAGTCGCTCGTCAAGGACGTCTCCAAGTTTTACGGAGTTCCTTTCGATGAGGTCAACGCTGTCACAGGCCCACTCGAGCGTGAAGTGGAGCAGAAGTCGCGTGATCCCAACATGGAAAAGTCCATGTTCGTCCTGAAGCACGAGGACTGCATGGAGCACTCCGAGAACTATAGGAACTTCATGGAAAAGTATCCTCAGGTCGAAGAGAAGATCAGGACGTTATTCATGATGAACCGCTCAGTCGGCCGCCATGCCGGTGGTGTCCTGATCTGTCCTCAGCTCGAGAAGCACATGCCTCTCATCACTGTTCGAGGTGAGCTTCAGACACCATGGACCGAAGGTGTCAACATTCGAAATCTTGAGGAGAACGGATTCCTCAAGTTCGACTTCCTCGGCATCAAGCAGATGAAGATGGTGGAGGATTGCATCGCCCGAATCCTGAAGCGCGAGCTGGGTCGTGAGCCGATCTTCGAAGAGATCAAGAAGTTCTACGATGAGAAGCTCAACTGTCGATACGTCGAACCGAACGACGACAAGGTCCTGAACCACGTCTATCGCAGCAATCGATGGCCAGGCATCTTCCAGTTCACATCTGAAGGCGCCCGGAAGTTCTGTCACGAGGTCCAGCCGACATCGATCGAGGACATCGGTGTCGTCACGGCAATCTATCGTCCAGGTCCACTCAAGGCCAACGTTCACAAGAAATACGTCGAAGCAAAGAAGGACGCATCCAAGGCACAGTACGATCACCCGACCATCAAGGATGTCCTTGGCACGACCTACGGGTTCATTGCCTTCCAGGAGCAATTCATGATGTTGGCACAGAAGCTCGCCGGATTCTCACCAGGTGAATCCGACAAGATGCGCAAGACTCTTGTCAAGAAGGACCTGACGTCCCTTGGCAAGAAGTCCGAAGAGAAAGAGGCATTGGAAAAGAAGTTCATCGATGGCTGCATCACAGTCAGCGGCATGGAAAGGTTCAAGGCGAAGGAGCTGTTCGACAAGATCGCGTTCTTCTCGTTGTATGGTTTCAACAAGTCCCACGCAATTGCCTACGCAATCGATTCGTACTACGGCGCCTGGTTGATGACCTACTATGAGACCGATTGGTTGGCAACATGCCTTCAGTCTGAAAATGCCAACGTTGAAGGCCTGGCATGGATGATCTCCGAGATCAAGCAACTTGGCTACAAGACGTCGACGCCTGACATCAACCACTCTACGAACGAATGGACGTGGTCCGAGAAGCTTCACGCTTTCGTCCCGCCCCTGTCTTCGCTGAAGGGAGTCGGTGAGTCAGCCGTCGAGGAGATCATTGCAAATCGTCCATACAAGTCGATCGAGGACATGTTGTGGACGCCGGATGGCGTGTGGCGCCACTCCAAGTTCAACAAGAAGGCCATCGATGCCCTGCTGAAGATGGAGGCCTTTGAGTCATTGAGGGATCCTGAAACGTGTATCTGGGGCAACTACAGACAGCTCCACTTTGCAATCGTTGAAAACATGGATACCATCAAAAAATCCACAAAAAAAGATCCGCTGTCTGGTCAGAAGAAATTCTTTGAATTATTGGAGTCGTCACGAGAGATGCCCGATTGGACCCGTATTGAGAAGATTGAGAATAAGATTTCTTGCTCCGGCACGATGGACATTAGCATGTGTGTTGAGTATGATATACTGCAACGTTTGCAGAACAAGGGAATTAGGTCTCTTGACGAGATTGATGGAACAGATATTTACTGGTTTGTCGTAAAGAACTCCATTCCAAAGACGACAAAGAATGGAAAGGCATACCTGCTGTTGGAGGCATTGAGTCCTTCAGGCAAGGTTTCAAAGATCTTCTGTTGGAAATGGGATGGAGAACGGCAGATTGTGCCTTACACGCTGTGTTTGGCTGAGGTTTCTAAGTCTGACTTTGGAATGTCCACTACATTTTGGAAATTGAATGAGGTTGATCAATGAGCAATAATTTTCCTGAGAAAATCGCCGATAGAGAAAAGTACATCTATGAACAGGTCCTAGCTGGCAATTTTGATGCCGAATGGGTGCCGTTGGAGCACACGGCCGGCGGTAGAACAATAAAGTTCAATGTAATGAAGGACGCGCTGAAGATTGATGGTGTCAGGGTCAACGTTTCAGCCGAGCTGCAACAAAAGCTGGCTGACGTTTTTGGTGCGTCGCTTTTGACAGCACACATCGCCGACTTGATGTTCATCAACGCCGTTCACAGGATTGAACCGTGTCCGATGCAGATTTCTTCGACAGTGGCGTCGATGGTAAAGCACAGCCAAATGGTCGACACGAAGGTAGGCCAGAATCCAACAGGGCTTGTTGCTTCTCCTGGAAAACACTGGATTCTCGATAAGAAGCTAGATTACAATACTTCTAAATCTTGCAACTACGGTTGGCATTTCGTAGGAACAAATTACAAAGGAATTAAAGGACACCCTGCCGCTTCAAAGCAGAACAAGTTGAACGGTGCACCCATATCGGTGATTCAGCCAAACGCTTGTGCTCACGACATGAAACATTCTGATTATTCGCAGATCTGTCAGTTAGTTTCACAGATCTGCTGGATTGATGGTGTTGAATACAGGCTGTCTAACATTTTACAAGATCCTTCCAGATGTGACCTCGTCACCGCAGGCGGACCTTTAATTTACGTTAGACAACCAGGAACTATGCCTATTGTTGGTACATCTGTGTTATTTCCTGTTAAGATTACTTCCAATAAAGGAATTGTGTGATTATATGCCGACGTATGAGTATGAGTGCAAGTCATGTAGTCATCAACTTGAGGCGGAGCAATCGATCAACGATGACCCTCTTGTGACCTGCCCACAATGCCATGCTGATTTCTTGAGAAGATTGATCAGCAGATCTTCGTTTGTGTTGAAAGGTTCAGGCTGGGCGGCAGACAATTATTCTTCAACGGGTGCAAAATGAGAATACTAGTGACAGGCGGTGCTGGCTTCATTGGAAGCAACTTTGTCAAGAAGTGTGTCGAAATTAATCATTGCGTCGATGTAGTCGACAATCTTTCGAATGGACATGTCAACTTTGTGCCTAGTTGTTTGAGGCAAGACAACTTTTTTATTAGTTCATTTGATTCCGATGGTGTTTTGCAAAGAATTAGAGAAAAAAATTATGATGTTGTTGTTCATCTAGCCGCTGTTCCTCGTGTCAGCTATTCTGTTGAATATCCATTTGAAACCCATGAAACGAACGTGACTGCGACATTACGTTTATTAGAAGCATGTCGAGGTAACATCAAGAGGTTTGTATTCGCTTCATCTTCGTCAGTGTACGGCGGCGCCGATGTTTTGCCAACACCTGTTACAGCAAAGAAGGATCCAAAATCACCTTATGCCTTACAGAAGTCTATTGTAGAAGATTATTTGAAACTATACAACGATCTTTATGGATTAGATTCTGTTTCTTTACGTTTTTTTAATGTTTTTGGTCCAAATCAGTTAGGCGATTCACCTTATGCGACAGCAGTGTCTTCATGGCTAAATGCAATTATGCGAGGACAATCAATGAGGTCTGATGGAGATGGTTCACAATCACGTGACATGTGTTACGTTGACAATGTTGTCGACGCGTGTTTACGTTCATGTGTAGCCAACTCCAGCCTAGGGGCCCTCGCCCTCAACATTGCGTGCGGTGACAGAACGACGAACAAAGAAATCTTGCAATATTTATTGAATAAATTTCCTCATGCAAAATATCATGATGCTCCGTGGAGAGCTGGTGATGTCATGCATACCCAGGCAGATATTTCTTTGACAGAAAACGTTTTAGGATACAAGCCTCTTGTAAGATTCTGGGAGGGGTTAGACAAGACGATACGATGGCATGAAGAAAATTGGGAAGAAATTTTATCATTATCTGAAAACACATAAGAGGTAACATGAATAATCCTGTTTTTATAATCTACACAGGTCCGATGATGTCAGCGAAGACCACAGGATTGTTGTCTACTGTGGACAGATACAAATATCAAGGAAAAAAAGTTATCGTTTTTAAGCCTAACATCGATGACAGGTACAGTGTCAATGAGGTCTGCACCCATAGCGGATGGAAGATGCCTGCCGTTTGTGTCAAGTCCGGTACAGATATTCTTGAAAAACTTGCCGACATGGACGACACACCTCAGGTCGTTGCCGTCGATGAGGCGTTCATGATTGCTGGAATTGCCGATGTTTTAATCTGGTTATACAGGACAGGTTATTCAATCGTCGTATCTTCTCTTGATTTGTCTGCGACAGGTAAACCTTTTCCAGAGGTTGAAAAAATGTTGCCTTGGGCAACACATGTCGAAAAAAGAAGCGCAGTTTGTGTCGTCTGTAGCAAAGATGCCTTTTTTACTTACAAGAAACAGATGAACGACAACGAGATTGAAATAGGCGGATCTGAGCTATATGAACCGAGATGTCTTAGATGCCATCCAATAGTTTTTGAAGCAGGAAAGTAACATGCAAAGACCCAGCTGGTCTGAGACCTGGATGTCGATTGCAAAAGAAATCTCCAAAAGATCTTATGACCCTCAGCTTCAGGTAGGTGCGATTATTGTCTCAGAGGACAACACAAGAATGCTGTCTATCGGCTACAACGGTAATTATAAAGGTGGCCCTAATCAAAGAGAATCAACTGATCCTGGTATGGGTGGTTTAATTCATGCTGAAGTAAATGCGTTGGTCAAGTGCGATTTTAATTTTTCAAAGAAAAAGCATATGTACATCACGCATTCACCATGCAGAGATTGTGCGAAGCTAATTGTCAATGCTGAAATAGCAAAAGTTGTGTATGGAATTAAGTACAGGGATCTTTCTGGCCTAGAAATACTTAAGTCTGCAGGCGTCAGTGTATTTAATGCTTTGGAAACATAATTAGATTGGACCAATGAAAACCATCAAAGATCAAGAGCTCATCAACATGATGCGCGAAGAGTGGACTAGAAAGGTAAAACTTCTTTCCGAATTTACCAATTTGTTATTGCAGACGAAGGTTGATGATAAGCTCGTCAATCCTATAGACGATGAGCTTAATGTTGTCAACAAGAAAAGCAAGGTTAAGTACAAGGTAGTTTCAGTAGGCACCAACTCTGTGGAGCTAGCACCTCCTGAAGGTGGTGAAGTTTTCACGGTGAATGCAGAAGATTTGGAGGATGATTATGGCCTTAAGTGACAAAGAGATTCTTGATGGGATGCTAAAAGGCATTGTAAAAGATGCCGTCAATAGTTCTGTAAAAAATGCGCAGCTACCCACGCTTGATGAAGCCTATCGTCATGAACCAAAACCATTCAAGCAAGTCTCAGAATTAATTTCACAGAAAACAAAAAACTCTCATACCGAATTATACAAGGGATATATCGAATCCTTTAATAAGACGTCTGCAGAGTTGGATACTGTTGAAAGAGTGGACGTCAACTCCAGGCATTCACAATTTAGATCATTAAAGCTAGATGAGGTATTCAATCTCAATGCAATTTGGCTGCATGAATTGTATTTTGCCAACTGCTTTGACCCGCATAGCGAAGTAACGATGGATTCGATGTCTTTTCTTAGAATAGAAAGAGATTTTGGATCATTTGAAGATTGGCAACGTGATTTCATGGCCTGCGCACAGTCTTGTCAAAACGGATGGGCTGTCATGGGTTATCATGCTTTCTTGAAGAAGTATATCAACGTGATGATTGACGGACACACCGGCAACATTCCGTTAGGATTTCATCCTATCATTGTCGTTGACATGTGGGAGCATGCATACTTCAGGGATTATCTAACTGACAAGAAGAGTTATCTTATTTCGCAGATGCGTGAGTTTAATTGGTCGACGATAGAAGATCGCCTAAAGAAGGCAGAGTCTATGGCTGGGGTTCTCAAATGACAAAGAAAATTAAACTCAATGAGCTTAAACGTTTAATAGCCTCTGAGGCAAGAAAGATAATATCAGAAGCTAAAAAATCAGAAGAAACGGGTGAGGATTCAGTCGATGCTCAGATTGACCAATATTTTGCCAATTATGAGTTAGAAGGCAAGAATTCAAAAAACGAGGGCATGGATTTTAGACGTTTTATGCGGCGTTTTTTGAATGAGGCTGAAGAAGAGCCTGAAGAAGAGGACAAAGAAGAACCGAAAGAAGAAGAGTCTAAAGAAGAAGAACCTGAGAAGGTTGAGAAAAAGAAGTTGACATCAGACGATATTGATGTTGATTCGTTCGTCGATAGTGTCGTGAGACTAGTGAACAATTACGACGCTCTGCTTGAGGTAAGAAACACTATTTTACGTCGTGCTGTCAACTTTTTATTAAAGGGTTATGAACCTACCGTTGCAGATTCATTTGAAGAAAGCCTGCTTGATCGCCACGGAATGGAAATAGGAAAAAGCAAGCAAGAAAAACAGGACGAGGACTTTGTAGCACCGCCAGCTGACAGGGCAGGTGCATCACCAGGCGGATGATGAGACCTGATATATTTGCAGATAAAAAATGTATACATGTAAAGCTAAGTAAAGAAGTTCATTCTGCTCTTCGTGCAAAGCTTTTTAAGCACAGCATTTCAATGCAAGACTTGTTTGAGGAATGCGCTCGATTGGTCGCAACCGAAACCGTGAAGGGACAAAACATAGTCGAAGCAATCGTTAATAGAAAGATAAAAGAGACCATTGAAGGCCTAAAGAAGAAAAAAGATAAATCGTTAGGTGAGCTCGACGCTGACACCCTGTACAGCATGATCAATGGTGACTCTGATTCAAAGGAAGCATGAAAACAGACATCAGATCAATAGTAGAAAGCATTACTGAAAAGGCGTTGTCAACATCAGCGTCTTTTTTGGCCTTATGTGACGCCGTGCAGAGCATAGCATCTGAATCAAAGAAGATTGCAGAAATGCTTCTTGCAGTAAATGAAAGAGTCAACAGACACGAAAAAGCTTTGTTTGCAATGTACAGCGTGATTGAAAAAAGCAATCAGAACACGAAGAAAGACAGCATTGATTTTGCTGATCTCACAAAAGAAAAAAACGCGAGCAGAAAACCTAATTAATCATGATTAAATCAATAAAGGATTTCATAAAAAAATATTGGATGATTTTTCTTGGCTTCTTTGGAGGCTTCGGGGCATTCTTTCTTTTGAGCAGTGAAAAGAAAGAAAAGCCTGTGACAGCCAAGGGTGTCAGAGGATCAGGAAAACAATTGTCTGACGACGTGGATGGTGCCATTTCTTCACAAAACCAACAAACGGCCGAAGAGATTAAAAAGCACCAGGCGGCGATGCAGGCATTGAATGAAAAATATGAAGCTTTAAAGCAAAAATTGAATGACGCTGAACAAGCAGAGTGTGATAGGATATTAAAAGACACAAAGAAAAATCCTTTAGCACTTGCTGAAGAGCTTTCAAAGATAACGGGTGCAAAGATTATTCTTCCAGAGGAATGATGAAAAAGCTAATTGCAACAACTTTAATCGCTAGCATGCTGACGACTACTTCTGCTTATTCACAGGAACAGCCTATTGAATTACCTCAAGTCGATTTGGTCGATGGTGAGGTTGATCCTGGCTCGGCAGTCTCACCTATGAAGAAGCTACAAAAAGCACCTTTTTCTGGTGTGCTGCTGTCGCCAAAGTTGTTAGCGATCGTCTTGGCTAAACTAAAATCAATCGATGACAGAACAAAGCTCGCAGCTTCGGAGGCGACAGAGAAGGCCAATGAAGTGTGCAGAAGCGAAAAATCTTTATCACAGATTCAAAACGACACGCAGGTCAAGATCCTAAACGCTAGAATAGCTGACAACGAAAGAATCATGACCATGTATGAAAAATCGCTTGAAGAGGAAAGGCAGTCGCAGACAGATCCGGGCGTCTGGATTGGATTGGGCGCAATTGGTGGCGCCGCCGTGACAGTTTTGACAGTTTTCGCAGTGGCGCAATCAATGAAGTAAATGTTCACCGTGGCCCATATTTAGTACACAAAGGGTCATTTATGTCTGAAGAAAGCAAAGAACCTTCCATTGAATCCATTGAAAAAGTAAAGCCTTCTTGGTTCTGGATTAAAAATAGTAAAGGCGAAGCTTCTGTTTCTGTCACATTTTTGACTATCGCTTTTCTTGCAACGACGGCATCATACGTTACGTCGATGTTTGAGAAACTTGGGCCTTTCGTCCCTAGGCAATTCGACGCAGGCGCCTGCTCTGCCTATTTTATTCCTCTTTTGACCTTATACTTCGGTCGCAGATGGACTGAAGCTAAGAAGGGAACCTGAAGTGCAAAACGGATCAAATAAAAGATCTGACCTACGTATTTTGGTCAAAAGATTGCTGGAGGACAAATCTTTGGGGCAGGAATTGGCCAACATCGTAAAGGTCAACCCTGTCGTCGATCCATCGGCAGCCCTAACCGACCCAAGTAATCCGGATTTCAAACCCGCCACCAAACCTGAGCTTTTGGCCTCATTATCGGCCATCGTCTCTGGAATCGATGACGAAAAAATACCTGATGTGTATGACGCAATTAAACATTCAATGACCGTTGATATAGACGAAAGTGATGAGGACGTTAAGATGAGCAACAAAAAGGTTGAAGAGTCTTTAAGACAGCAAGTCAGAAAGATCATTCGTGAGTCAAATGTGAAAAGTGAAGAAATGAGGCTTGAAGAAACCGTTAGAAGCCAGGTTAGAAAAGCAATTAAGGAAATGTTTCTTTCTGAGACAGCGCCAACGACACCGCTGCAGAAGAAGCCCCGAAAAAGACTTCCTTCAGCTGCTGAACAAGAGGCAGCTGCTGAAAAGTGGCGTGCCACGGCCGAGCAGGATGCAGCCGCCCAGGCAGCATACTTAAGTGAAAAACAACCGACGATGGGTCGTCCTGGTCAAAGTGGATTACCTGTGCCTGACGAAAAGTACTTTAAATTGTCTCCTGCGGCGCGGGCTGCCCTTGACAGTTTGTTCGCCGACCCAGTCAAAATGAGCAAGAAGAATTTAACCGTGGAAGATGTCGAAGGCACGGGTTTGTTGGAGCTCGCCCGCGAGTTTGGTTTTGCCAACCCAAATGGCGTCCTTCAATGGATCAACAGGATCTTGCCAAAAATGCGTAGACGCATTGAAAACCTTGAGACGGTTGAACTCATCAAGCTAGAGACCATGAACAAATACATCGCTGGCCTCATTACAGCGAGGAAGATTTCTCCCGAGCAAGCCGCTTCGTGGCGAAATAACCCAGAGATAATCGAGGTCCTCGAGGACAATAAAGATTTTAGAATCATGTTCGACAAGGCGCTGACGAAGGCCGGCATGTGATGGAATCAGGCAGGTCGATAGTCGCGGCTGTTCAGTACAAGCCTGAGCTGCTCGATGTTCACAAAAACATCGCTGCGGCTCAGCAGTACGCTTTTGAAGCGGCCGGCAAAGGTGCCAAGGTTGTTGTCCTTCCTGAATTGTGTCTTAGCGGTTATGCGATCAATTCCAAAGCCGAGGCTGCGTCTGTTTCTCAGGAAAGAAATGGATATCAGACCGAGGCATTCATTCCAATTGCAAAGAAGTTTGATTGTAAAATCGTTTTTGGCTATGTTGAGCTTCATGAAGGCAATTTTTATAACTCAGCAGCCGTTGTAGGCCCACGAGGCCTCGAGGCCAACACACAGAAACACAACCTATGGGGTCCTGATGCCCTGTGGGCTACACCATCTGAAGCGTTGAGCCCTATAGTTCCGACCTCGGCCGGACGATTGGGTGTGCTTATCTGTCGCGACGCTGTAAACAATTACAGGGAAACCTATAAATTTTACAAGAATGAGGCCAGGTTCTACAAGAAAGGCTCGGTAGACACCATCGCACTTTTGACAAACTGGGGTTCTGATTACGGTTATCCCGACAGCGGATGGATAGAGCTAGCTGAAGAGACCGGCGCTAACATCATTGTTTCAAACAGGATTGGAAAAGAAAGGGATCTAAAATTCAAAGGAGGATCGTGTGTCATAGATAGAACTCGAAAAGTCTGGACACATGGTTCCTCTTTTAAGGAAGCTGCCGTTGTGGGAGGAGTTGTGCTGCTGTGAAGAAGCTAAACCAGCTTCATGAAGAGTTCATCGACAAGGCCCGCCGTCCAATGGCTTTTGGCAAGCTTCCAATAATTCCTGTCGAAGGAGACGTTGCGATCATTCCCGTTGAGAAGTGGGTCACAACGAGAGATCCCATGTCGCTAAAAAAGACCTTCAAGTTCATGAAGGTGGAGCAAAGAAACTTCTTCGTCAAAAAGCTTTTTCAGTATGAGCTAGAAACCCAACACAACGCAACACTCATCGTCGATGAAGATCAGGTTGTTGTCAAGCTTGTCACCAAAGACATAAATCAGATAACAGAGCTTGACAAAGAATATGCAAAATTTGCTGATGTCCTTTACAAAGACGTAGTATATAATTCTCAGAATGCTACCTGAATTTGATGCTCCTCCAAAGGAGCTTATGAGCACAGACCTTAAAGACGTTATCCCTGACGAAGAAGCGCTAAAAGCATACCAAGAGTCTTTTATTTCCATCATGTTGATGACGAACAGCACGTCTCAAGCTTTGATGGGAAGTCTTCTTGGAATTGAGATCTCGAATGCAACGAAGCTTGACGTCAAGATTCCTCTTGACGAAGCTTTTGCTTTTCTATCTCATGTTATATCAGCATCACAACAACAGTTTATCAATAGCATAGTTTTAAATTTTGGAGATGAAATTACAAAGGTTTCCGGACCTTTTTTGATGTCGGGCATGAAGATTGTTGAGTTAGATGCAGTCAATAAAACATGTGTGCTTGCCATGGACCTAATTAAGCAATAACCGAGGACAGCGATGAAGAAGACAGCTAAAACAATAGATTCGTATCTGAACAACATCATTCAAGAGACTGTCAGGTCGACGCTTCGAAAGCGTCTCTTACATGAACAGGATGATGCACCCGCTATAGACCCTGCGAAGCCAGGTGAAGATGAGGAGGAAAAGCTAAAAAAGGGCGAGATAACCTCTGATGACATCATCGAAAAGCTGAATGCGATTAGGGCAGGTAAGTCTTTTAAAGATCAACAGATCTCTTCTTCATTAGAATCATACGTTAATGAAATGAGCAAGGCTGAAAAGACAGCTCTTTTTGCCTTCTTGAAAGGAATTTCACAGATAGTCACAGGTGAAATTGCCCCTGCTCAGGCAATGGATCCGTCAGAGGACGTCGCCGGCATAGAGATGAAGAAAGTTTCAGGGGCAGAAAAGATCGTGATCAAGCCTACGATGAAAAAGCCTGGTGAGACGAAGGCTTCTAAAGAAGACACGTCAGGTCCTGTTCCAATTAAGCCTAAGTCTAAGTGATGTAAAGTTACATAAATCGATGTAGGATGACGTCATGCAGATCGAAAACCCAATCAAAATGAACGTTGACCTTCCCAAGGGAGGCACGCTTGAGCTTGAGCTGACCGACAAGTTTTTGCAGGTCGTAAGAGATCAATTCATGTTGCAAACGATCTCTGAGGTCAAAGAAGAGCACATACGTATGTATATTTGGGGCGCGTTCAAAAACGCCCTTGATAAAGCTGAATTAGGTTGAAGCCATGTCACAAAAATCTCTTCTTGAATACGTTCAACTTTTCGTTGAACAGAAACTACGAGAAACTCAGTTAGCTGATGGCACGACAGTTGAATGGGGGTCTGACAAGCACTTGACAGAGCTCGAGCGACAGATCGCAGAAATTCAACACAAGAGACAAAAGTCTTCACGCGGTTCCTCAGCACGGGCTGACTACAAACGTGTTGAAACAAGACTGCGAGCTGAACTAAAATCGGCCAAGCGACACGCTGAGAGAAGGCTTCAAGAAAAAGAGGAAAAATGAGAGCAGCACTTGCCGAGGGCGGCGCCGTTGGTCATTTGATGCACCTATACGACAACAGGGACATGTCGTTTCAGGAGATGAAAAGGATATTGACATCTGCGGCGACCGGCAAGCTTGAAAAGACGACTGAAAAGCTCGATGGGTTAAATCTTGTTTTTACATGGAATGCCACAGAGGGTGCCATTAGAATTGCTCGAGCGGCAGGCGACATCAAAAGAGGAGGCATGTCTGTAGAACAGCTGGCGGCAAAATTTGCAGGAAGAGGATCGTTGCAAAAAGCATTTGATCTGGCCAGCAGAACATTACAAGGTGCCATCTCTTCACTGTCAGCACAAGACAACCAGACCATTTTTGGTGAATCGGGTCAAAAATGGTATTCGATTGAGGTCGTTTACACGGGTAATCCAAATGTCATAAACTACGATTCTAACTCGATCGTCTTTCATGGTTGGCCTGTTTTTGAGATAGACGAGACTGGGATCGTTCAACCCTCAGATGACGCATCTGGAGTTGAAATTTTGACACGAAACATCGATAAGATGCAGAAGGCCGTGAAGCTTCGTGATTGGAAGCTTCGAGGCCCTGCGGTCGTTACCCTCAGCAAGTTGGCTGACAAGTCTGTCCTGTCTGAGGTCTTTCAAAGAATCGATGAGGCCGTCACAGCTGCGGGTCTCGATGACTCAGCGACGGTCGGGCAGTACCTCGCTGCCATGCTTCAGTACGACATGGAGACGATGGGAATCCCCGGTCCTTACGTCCAATGGTCAT